TGGTCTCATCCGCCATCGTGTAGTTCTGCACTCCGCTGCCGATGAACTTGACGTTGCCGTTGATCGTGACGATGCGTCCGACGCGACATAGAGTGAGTCTGTTGTTCGTATACGGCGGCTTCCATGGCTGGGTTACGGAATCCCACAAAGCCCCCCTCGGCGTGAACAGGCGTACCGGCGTACCGACCGTGATGCCGTTGAGCGGGATACGCCAGAGAGGCATGTATGCGTCAACCGCGCCGGACAATATCTTCCCTGACGGAACCTTCGGGTCAGCGGCAGCAGTCGCATTCGGCGAACCCTTCAACACGACCAATTCCACCAGCTCATTACCGGTCTTGGAATCTCGATGGTAGTGCGCGCAAATGATGTCGTTGCGTTTCATGCCCTGCGACCCGTTGGAGATCGTCACGGATTCCGCTGCCGTGATATGCCAGTCCAAACCCTGGATCGACGCGCAGCCAGTGCCGACCGTCGCCCTGTTGGACGAACTCATAGAGCATTTGAACGCGTCGCCCCAGTCGAACACCACGTCAGACTTCGAGAACTTGGCCTGATGGATAATCGCCTTGTCCTCACTTGAGATGTGTGCAACTCCGGCCTTGCCGTCAACCAGTTCGATGGTCACTGTCCAACCTCCTTCAACCATGCTTCAAACGATTCATCATTCTCCTGCATGAACGTCATGAAAGACGCATTGCATTGGGAACACAGTTCGTAGATGTCGGGCGTCACATCATCCGCGATGCGGGTCGCCTTGCCAGCCGAATAGCGGCGCACGGTGAACCATTCACGCGCCTCCGTATCGCCAGCGGCGACATAGGCGGTCTTGCCGCACTTGTCGCACACGTACTTCGAGTAACCGTCAGACTTCACTATCCAATCCTTTCAAACGTGAAACAGCCAAGCGAAGGCAACTGCCTCCACGTGCCGCCGAAGTCAACGGAAGGGTCGATGCCAGTCGTGTTCTGGACCACGTATCCGATTGGGAACACGACCCTCCCGGAAGCGCCGTCGCCGACATGCGCGCTGATCACACCGTCAACGGAGACTATCGTGCTGCCGTCCACCCTTACGCCACCAAGCACATCCGTGGACGCCTCCGGCAGCGTGTAGGCGTTCGCGCCACGTTCGACCGAAGCGAGCTTCGACCGCTCGCCATCGGTCATCATGCCCGACTTGGCACTGTCGGCCACACTCTTCGCGTCAGCCGCAATCGACTCGGCATTCTCGGCGGTCTGATTCGCCTTGCCAATCTGCGCCGCGAAACCGGAAGCCGTCTTGTTCGCCGACTCGGCGACCTGCCTGACGGATTCCAAATCCTCGGAAGCGACCTCCGCGTTGATCGTGCCGCCTGAAATCGACAGGCCACGGCCAGCCGTCAAAGACACGCCACCACCGGTCGAACCACCGGAAGACGAAGAGGAAGAGGAACTCGTGTAATTCGAATATTCCGTCTTCGAGGAAGCAGCGTCGCCAACCTCATACGATACGGACAGCAAGCCGCCAGACAGTTTCACGATCTTCTTCAACACGACGGCAGTAACCGTCAGACCAGTCACATGATCGCAGCCCGCGACCCTATCGCCAACATCCAAAGACAAGCCGTCATGCACGGTCACATTGACAGCGCCAGCGCCCTGCAAATCCTGCAACTGCTTCTTCGTCTGCTTGTCCAACTCGTCCTTCTCGGCGGACGAATAATCATAGACTGCGGCGATTTCGTCACGACCACCGAACGTGCGCGTATTGGACACCTTGCCGGAATCATCCGCATAATAGTGGACGACCAGACGATTCCTCAAATCACCCTTGCCCAAGCCGATCATATGGTTGGTGCGACGGTAATCCTTCGTGATGGAAAAATCAACCAGATCGGAATCGACCGTATCATCATGGGCGACAATCGGCTGGGCATACATCCATACCGTGCCGTCAACCTCCTGAAACATGAGTTTCAGATCATTCGCTGCCAGCATTCTGCGGATGCCATCATATGCGGTGCAATACCGGTCGAACTGGAACGTGGGAATCGTCTTCGTGGAATCCGCGCGAACCTTGAACACGTCAGACAAGCCAATACGTGCCAACAGGTTCGACAACACCTGATTCACGGGGCCGGACACCTTCAGATAATCCTGCCCCGAATCCGGCTGCAACACCTTACCGGCCAACATGCCATGCCAACTACGACCGGAATACGTGACCACGCTCACGCCGTCCGACAGTTCGTCCTTCATATGATCGACGATGCCGCCGACCTCGGTCCCATCCACATAGACAAGACCACGGTCAGGCAACACGGTACCGTCATACAACGTCAGTTCGAAATCATTCTCACCCGACCCCCACGCGCAATCAAACACGCAATCCGAAACCGCATGGAACGGCACGCCATTCTCGTCGGCGCAAATCAAATCAACCAAGTCGGGTCCCCATTCTCCTCGACAATCGTCAGATCAAAACCGAAACCGGAACCCAACTCGACCACGCTAGAACCAGCCGGAATAGGTTGGAAAACATACTGTCCACGATTCAAACCGGAACCGCGCACACCCCACGAAAACACGTTCCGCAGAGAACCATCCGCACCATGCAGCATGATCGACTTCTTCAACGAGTCAACCGCCACGTAAGCGCCAGCGGGAACATCACCATTCAACCGGTACACGTTCCCGCCAATCGTCAACGACGGGTTCGAAACAGCCCCATATATGACCAGACGAAACGGCATCGGAACACGCATACGATTAGACACCATGCATGACGGACGCGAAACAGCCAGATCATAGCCCATGTCGGTCGGCAAATCCAAGCCATACGCGGCAGACCCGGACACAGGCTGATACGACACGGTAGCGGCATCGTGCCGCCATACGCCATCCAACAAGACGAACGAAAGCGCGCACACCGGGTCGGAGGAACCAGGATGCGAGGAAGCTTCGGACTTCACCGCATAACATGATTGGGTCCAAACCTCCCCCGCACCATTCACCGCTTCCAACCGTCCCGGCTTGCCTACGGCCAGATCAGCGTCAACAGCCCGCATGAACGAGTCGAACGCAGCCGCATCGCCATAATGCACGTCAACGGAAACCTCCCGACGTTTCCTCGAAACGCCGGTCAGCCCGCCGTTACGCACCGTGTAATCCCATTCGCGGCCACGCAACTCCAACGCGCCCTCGAAATCAACGGTCTCATAATCCGACACGTCGAACCGTTTACCGGTCAGACCACTCACATACGCAAGCTCACCTGCCACGGTTAGCCTCCTGTACAGCACGGACGAAATCACGCTTGCTCGGCCAAGGACTGCTGTTACGACTGATCTCACCGCCGATACCATCACGGAAGCCCGCAACCTCACGACGCAGATCATTCACGGCGGACACCAGTTCACGACTCGAATCAGGAACCTGAACATTCACCTCATACAAGCCGGACATCATCTTCTCCACACGCCCACCAGCCGCATACGCACTACGACTCATATCAACCGCACTACGCGCATACGACGTGCGAGCCTGCGACACCGCCCTATCCAGATCACCGGTCGCGTTCAACACGTTCAGGAAATTCGGGCCGACAGTACGATCAAGCTTGCTTACCGCAGCGGCACGAATAACATGCTCGCCATTCGACAGCCACATAGGAATCGAATCAGACGTGCCAGTACCCGGCCCGCTGATACGACCACCAGTAGCCTTGCCAGCCTTGGAGCCCTCGAAGATGCCCTTGATATGGACAGTGACCCAATTCGACACGCCGCTAATCCATTTATTGGCCGACGCCACGGCAGAGGAAAGCGAACCATCGACATGGCCCTTAAATCCGGTGTTATGACTATTCGGTACGGAACGGATGTTGCCTTTGGCGGAACCGGTCGCACCAGCAGTATTGTCCGTCGCATTCACGTTCGTACCATGACTATTCGGTACGGAGCTGATGTTGCCTTTGGCCGTACTGGTTGGGCCACCAGTGTTGTCCGTGGCTGTCAGCTTGGAATCGACATGCCCATACTGCTCTTCATAGGCACCCATCGTCAGTTTCGCAGAACCAGCACCATTCGCGGTATCGTCCGTTGCGGTGATGTCAGTGTTCTTCACATCTGGAATCAAACTCAACGCGATTTGCAAGGCATCAACCTCGCTCTTACCAGAGGAAGTCGCCTTCAAGTAGGCTTCTTTAATCTCAGGAACCTGCCAGATGGCATCCCTTAACGCATCCAAATCAGACTTGCCTTCGGTCTTCGCCTTGACAAAAGCATCCTTCATCGCCGGAATCGAAGAAATACTCTCTTCCAACGCCTCGGTATCACTCTTGCCTTCGGTGATGGCCTTGAGGTAAACCTTCTTCAACGCGGGCACCTTCATGACGGCATTGGTCACATCATTGGCCGCGACAATCGCCAGCTTGTTATCGCCGGTAATCACGACCGTATGCTTGCCATCGGAAAGCCTCTGCACCATGTCGGACAACTGGTTGGCATCGGTCTTACCCTGCCAAATGGAGTTCAACAGAATATCCTTGACCTGCTTACGTGTCCCATCGGGGAACAGGTAGCTCATACTGTCAACGACATTCGCCAGGTTCTCCTTCGCTTCCAACGATTGAACGTTGATCTGTGTGGTGACTTCCTTCGGAGTCATCAACAGACTTGAGTTCAATCCGTCAACAGCAGCGGCGTCCAAACCAGCGGCAGATGCCTGAGCGTTGAAGTTGCTGGATAATTCCTTCTGCTTGGCGAGCACATCCTTCTGCGACTTACCTTGCTTAATCATCGTATTCAGGTAATCGTTCGAACTGGAAGCCAAAGCGGTCAACGAGTCGGCGGCGGTACGGCCAGCCTCAGTCGTATAGTCGAAATCCTTCTTCTGGGCATCCCAAACCTGTTGGCCTTTGGAATGAAGATCATTTACGGTCTTCATCGCCTCGCCAACCTGCTGCAACGTCTTCGCATAACTGCTGGACGCGGCAGCGGCCTGAATGTTTGCGTTGCGCTGGGATTCAACCTGCGAAGCCAGAGAGCTTGTCACGGTAGCCAACCGCTCTTTTTTCTCGGTGGCGTTCAATAGCCCATCCGCGATGGACTGCCAATCCTGACCCTCATCACGAAGACGATCGACCCAACCAGCGCTCTTGCCAGCGGCAGCGGCCTGCGTCTTGATGGACTTCTCGATCTCATCGTTGTAGTTCTGGGCGTCAGCCAAAGCGGTCTTCGCGGCCTCGTGCATGTTGGTGGACTTCTGAAGCCTGTTCATACTGCTCATATCGAACACGGTCGCGGAGTTCTTGTCAGCCGAAGCCTGCTTGTTTGTCTGGGTCGTCATCCGCTGCAACGTCTTGATGTAGCTGTTGTAGTCACTCTTGCTGCCGGACAGTTTGCGTGCGACCGAATCCTCGTTCTGACCGAGCATCTGCAATGCCGAAGACATGCTATCCACATTCGACGTTCCACGCCAGAACTTGTCCCAAGAGGAATCCGAAGTGGAGAAGTTGGATTTCAGTGTGGAGCCGAAGTTATCCAGCCGGTTCTTCAACCCCTCAAGCGAGGAAACCTGAGTTGACAAAGCGTCAGGCGTTGCCTTAGCCGCCTCGTTGAACGATTCGATGTTGGCTTTGACCTGTTCGACATGCTGGGAATACGCGCTGAACGCCGTGCCAGCGGCAGCGAGACCAGCCGTCAATGCGATGCCGGTAGGACCGCCAAGCATATCCAATAGGACGGTGCCGGTATCCTTGGCGACGCTCTTCAAGCTGGAAAGCTTGCCCTTGATGGGTTCGGCGTTGTCGTCCAGGCTTCGCAGACCCTTGCCAGCACTACTGGCGTTATTGCCCAACAGGACAGCTCCCTCGGCTGCAAGACGGGCCTCCTGGCCAGTCTTTGCCACCTTGGAAGCGGTTTTCTCAGCCTGCTCCCCCATCTGCTCCATACCCTTGACGGAGCCGGTGAACAAGCCCGCCACATTGCCATACGCCATCGCGCCGCCTGTGACCTCAGCCGTCGTCTCGTTACGGGAAAGACGAGCCATCGCGGAAATCAACTGGGAAGCCTTGACCTTCGTGCCATCCATCGTCACACCCAACTGGCGCAACGTGTTCTGATACTGCATCGTGCTCTGGATGTTCTCCAAAGCGCCGCTCTTCAACGCCGTCCAAGCTGACTTGACAGCACGACCGAACGTCATCCACAAGCCCAACATGCCCTGAATTGGGGCTGGCAGCTTCGAGAAGGCGTAACTCAACGCGCTTGTCGCATTGGCGATGGCCTCAATCGTGGGAGCGGCAGACTTCAACGAGTTGGCAAGCGTGCCGCCGAACGTCTTCGACAACTGGCCCGCCATGCGGACAAGACTCGAAAACATCGGAGACGTGGACGCGAGACTGGAAGTCACCATGCTCAGACCATCACGCACATCACCGGAGAACGTGCGGATGCTACCCGAAGTGCCGGAAGCCAGCTTCGAGGTGTCGGCCACGAAATTACCGGTCAACTGACCAAGATTCGTCATCGTACCGGCAAGATCGTTCCGCGACTCGTTCGCAGCATGTCCGATATCGGCGAAAGTGTCACGCACGCCCTTCTGGGCGTCCCTAGCGCCAGTCACCCAAGCACGTAACGTATCCTGGGCGCTCATGGAGTTAATCGCACGGTCTGCACGCTGCAACACGCTGCTGAATTGCTCGATGCCATTCTGGTATTGGGCAATCGGAGTGAACGCACCTTGCGCGATACCCTTCAACGAGCGAAGGGACGAGCCAAGATAACCAGCCTGCTCCTTGACTTCGGACATGGCCTTGTCAACACGGTCGGAGTCGTCCATCACGTTCTCGGCCCACTTGGCGAACCAAGACGCATCCTCGCTCAACCATTGCGTGAACTGCGGCAGATACTTGCCGCCGACCATGCCGATATGGGACAATGCGGTAATCAGGGATTCGGCACCGGGAACGAGATTATCCATCGACTCGTTCGCACGGTCGAAGACGGCTGGCAGCTCGTTCGCCTGATAGGACGCTTTCACGGCGAGCATGAGCTTTTCGACTATCTCGCCCTCATGCTTGGCGAGAGTGCTCATCTCCGGTACCAGCGAATCGCCTATCGCGTTCGCCGTATCCATGATGGCGGGCTTCGCCTTGCCATAGAACGCATCCTGCACGCTCTGGGAAAGCTGTGATAGCTTCGTGTTGGCGAAGTCGATCTGGCTGCTCCATGTCTCGCCCTTGTCGCCGTAGATCATCTTGAAGGACGCGAACACGGCGCCTAAGCCAGTCAACGCGGCGGGAGCGGCATAAGCGGCCTTGGAAAGGCTCACGATGCTCTTACCTAATCCGCCGACCGTACCGGAGACGTTCACTGCACCAGCGCCGATATCGGACAATACGGTGCCGACAAGCGCTAGACGTGGAACCTTCTTGTCCAACGTGTCAAACAGGTTCACAAGATTCTGGAACTGGTTCTCGACACCCTTCAAGCCGGACGCGCCATACGTCATGCCGTTGAGAATCTTGCCGATGTCCGTTCCATGGAACTTGGCGAAGATGTCAATCGTGCGTGGGCGAGTGAAATAAGCGAGATGGGCGCGGGCCAAAGCGGTCTCAAGATCGACATCCATATCAAGGGTGTCGTTCTTTTCTTGGAACCTCTTCAACTCCTCCTCGGCGTGCTTCTTGTCGATATGGAGCTTCGCCGGAATCTCCGCATCGGGATTGGACTTCAACGCCTCCGCATACCGGCGCATCTCCGCTTCGACATGCGAATACTCCGCCTTCAACGTGACCGGAACATCAAGCCTCTTATGCTCAAGCTCCCGCATGGTGCGGCGAATCTCTTCCGCGCCATCCTCGTAGAACTCGACCTTCACACGCTGCGACTCGAACCGTTCGATATCACGGTTCAGACGGGCGAAATCACCTTCGACATCGACCTTCACCCGCGCCTTCGGATTATCCTTCAGAAGACGCTGGTAATAGGCCAGCTGCCGGTACATCTCCCGCAGTTCGGCCTTCAACGTGACCGGAACATCGACGCCGCGACGTTTGAACGCCTCGATCTTAGACTTGACCTCACGCAGATTCTCAGCGACGAACCGCAGACGGATATCCTGACGGTTACGGACGCCGTTCCTCGAATACAGGTCGGCGAGACGCTTCTGGAAATCGGAACCCTCAAGACGGGTCGCCTTCGTGACCGGACTCTTCTTCAGCTTCTCGATACGGTCATCGATCTCGCCAAGCATCTTGACGGTACGCTTGTACTCGTCAAGGTCGAACCAGTTCCGGTTGTTCCGCTTCATGGCGGACACGTCGGACTCAAGCTCCTTGCGCACGCCACGATACGTGTCGATAAGATTCTCGGCCTCACGCCGCGACTCCGTGAACTGCTCGCGGGCGATGGCCGTGGAGTCAACCGGACGGGACCACTCGTCCCTAGCCTTCTTCGACTCGCGGGCCATCTCGGCCCGCTGCGCCTCAATCTCCTTCGCGAAACGCGACGACGCGACCTGCTGGCCCTTGAACCAGTCGGCATACGTCTCCTGCTTCTGATGCAGTCCCAAAGCCGTGTCACGGGCCTTGGAGAAGTTCGCCAACGAATTGCCAGCGGTGACGATGCTCTCCTCAAGGGCACGCACCTGACGTGTCATCTTCGACACACGCTTCGCATCACCATCGGACGCGATATCGATAAGCGACGACTGCGCCTTACGCAGCCTACCAAGCTCCTTCTCCTGACCAGCGAGCGCCTTGTTGACCGCAGTGACCTGCTTCGCGGCTTCTCGCTCCTGCTTCCACAGGTCGGATGTCGGGAGCTTCTGGGCTTTCATCTCAAGGCGTTGCGCGTCGAGGCGTTCGACTTCGCGGGTGGCCTTTGCGAGGTCGCCTTTCAGTCCGCGAATGTCGTTGCGGGTTTTGACGATTCGGTTGGACAGTTTCTCGAATTGGCGTATCTGCTCGTTGGAGAGGTGTCCGTTGCCTTTGATGAGTCCACGGACCTGCTGGTACAGGTCCATCTTCTTCTCGCGGTACTTATCGACGGTCTTGTCGAGGCTTGTCGCGAACGAAAGCTGTTCGGTTTTTTGGAGGGCCGACTTCTTGAAGAAGGATGTGTCGGCAATCTCGCGGCCTTTGGCGTCGAACGCCTTGACTGTCTGGTCGAGGTTCTTTTCGATCAGCTTCGAGTTCAGCAGCCCGTTGCCACGGAGGGCCGTGTTGGTGCGGGAATTGAACTCGGACAGGCCACGGCTCAATTTGGACGAATCGAAGTCCGGTTTGAGCGAGAGTCCGCGACGAAGACGCTCCTCCTGCTGTTCGAACCGTTTCATCCACGGGTCGATGTTCTTCGTGTCGGGTTTGAAATTGAACTGTATGGAGGCGTTCTTGCCGTTCCATTCGCGGTAGGCGCGTTCAAGGCTGGCGGTGTCCGGTTCGAATACCGCGTTCACGTCGAGGTCGCTTATTCCGCGTGCGGCCTCCTCGACTTGACGGCGGAAACCCTTCGTATCCGCAGTGACACGAACGACGACTGTACCGGCGCGATGTTCGCCCACCATAAGCAACCCCCAGAAAGAAAAAAGGAAATAGAAAACCCCCACGGGAATGTGGGGGTTTGTTCAAAATCAGGTCATGTGGAACTTCGCGAACATGTGTTCGAAGTTCTCGGCAGTACCTTCGTTCTCCCGGCGAGGCGGCTCTTTGTCAGCGCCGGGAGGGAGCACCGGATGCGGTTTGGCATTCTTGCCCCCGTATTTGGCGGCGATCACCGCGTTCATCATGTTGCGAACGTCAACGGCGACCATCGTCTTCGAATCCCATCCAAGCCACGGCAGTACGGTCGGCTTGTCCGGCTTGGACTCATCGGACGCGGTTGGAGGCTCATCCTCCAATATCCGCGCCCTGTACAGGCTGTCTGGCATCGCCATCAGCCCCGCCGCGAGGCGTTCGGCGCGGGTGGGATTCAGCCTCGCGCCGGTTATGTCCAGACCATAGAAACGTTGGAAGTCGGAAGTCAGTTCGATCGGGTGGACGCGGACTTGCGCTTCGAAGCGAGCGATTTTCCCAGTTGGTCCGTGTAGAACATGAGAATCGCTTCGGTGAGCCAGAACAGTTCATCCAATCCGATGCCCGTCGCCCATTCGTCAACCTTGTCAGGCTTCACTGTCAGCGACTTGACCCAATCCAAAGCCGTGCCGACGAACTCCATGCGTTCGTCGATCTTCGCCTCGATGTCGTCCAGGGACTTGGCTTCGGGGCCGTTGATGTCGGCGTTGAGCGTGAAACCGGCCATGCTGGACAGTTTGCGTAGTTCGGCCGCCTCCTTGAACGAGAGACGTTCGGCGGGGGCCAGCTCCGGCAGAAGCGAGAACAGCGGCTCGTTCTCGCACATCTCCGCCCACGTCTCAGGGATGCGGAACTCGTCGGCTTCCGCAGCGGTGTTCTCTTCAACAGTCTCGTCAACCATGTTTTCTCCTATCTGAAAAGCGTTGAAAATCTCCTATCTTCCGTCAATGAAGAACGGGAAAAGACCGGAACTCCCGGATAGGAGAAACAGGGGTCCGGCGTCAATACGAAGACTGGAACAGTCCGAATCAGGACTGCTTCATCTTCGAAGCCTCGAAGAACACAATCGGCTTCTTGCCGGCGACGGACTCGACCTCGCCGGTCATGCCCTGCTCCACGAAATCATCGCCCGAGAAATCAGGACCACCATCGAAGGTCACAGAAACCTTGCGGAACAAAGCGCCGAAACGGATGTCCGAATCATCGTCGGCGGACTCCTGAGCCAACAGGAACAGGCTGAACGTCTGTGGCTTCTTGGTGATGTCCACACCAACGCCGTCATCCTCGTCGGTGCCGTTGTAGATCAGCTTCAGAGTGTCGCCATCCAACTGCAACGACTTCGCGGTGATGGTGCACGTCGAATCGGCGTAGGTGGTACGCAGGTTCTTACGCGCCCACGAATTATGCGTGGTCGCGTCGCCGCCGTCGAACGAGAACGAAATCTTGTTGTCGACGGAAGTATGCCCCAGATTCTTCCACACCTGGTTGGCGTCCGGAGTGTCGGAAGCGGTGGTGTCCACCTTCACGGTGTCAGCGTTCAGCTTGAACGCCTTGGCACCATCCTTCGGCAGTGGAGTGCCGACCGGAGCGTAGAACAAAGTGCCGTAAGTGGCAATCAGAGTCGCGTCATCATTAAACGCCATCTCATATCTCCTTATAAAAAAAGCCCCGCACGAGGCGAGGCTTGAAAACGAAAAACAGAAAACGGAAAATCATCCGGCGCGAAGCGAATCCTCCGCGCGGACGGTGAACGAGGAAGCGGAATACTGCTTCACCTTCTTGCCGGTGGCCTGCTTGCCGCCAGCGCTTTTGCCGAAACCGGGATTGCCCACAATCCGAATGACACGACCCGAATCGGTACGCCCGTAACGCGGCCATTGCATGATCTGCTGGTACACTTCCTGCGCCAAGCGGAAGGAACGGTCCGCATCGTTCGTGGCGACGATGATGTCGATGTCGCAATCCCACACGCCGGTCGAATGATTGCCGGTCGCCATGGTCGGCGCGTTCGTATGGAACAGCACGATGTTCGAGAACGACGCCCAAGTGTCCACATCGACATCGATCTCGTTGAGCACATGCACGTCGGGCCAGTTCGGGTTGCCGGTGAACCCAGCCGTGAGAAGCGTGTACACGAGCGAATCGAAATCGACCATCGGACGTTCCTGCGGGTAACGCTCGTAGTCGGGTTGAATCAGCGGCATCAGACACCACCGTTCATACGGGCAGCGTCACGCATCACATGATGTCCTTCGACCCAACGGTGACGCTGCTCGTTCCAAGCGCCCCACTCGTGTTCGACGGCCACGTTCGACCCGTCACGACCCTCGACATCAAGACGCACATCCGTGTCGATGCCGTGGTAGCGTTTCTCAAGACTCAAATCCTTGGCGACCGGAATACCCGGGTCACGGCCAACCGCACGCGCGGTCGCAAGCATCCTCGCATCCGCAAGCACCTCGTCGGCCTTCTCCGACGTGGCCTGCGGACCGAACCATTCAGCCACCTTCGTGCTCAGGTCACGGTCAATGAAAACTCTTGCCATCGGCCTCACCCCACACATGGTCGTCAGGGTCCGGTTCAGGAGGTTTCGGACGCAACCCCACCGGAATCTGCGAATAGTCGGCGTTACGCCGGATATGCATCTCATAGTGGGGAACCTCGCCATGCTGACGGAACGTCGGAGCGCCGTCAACGTCATAGCAGTCGCCCTGATACCAGACCTCCGTATGGATATCGCCATGCCATTCCACGGCAACGACCTGAGACGGCGTGACCTCACGCAAACCACCCCAAGTCTGCGGCGACTTATCCTCGGCACCGGAAATCGAAAACATGCCAGCCTGCTGCTCGCGGCCCTCGACGGAACACCAGCACCAGTAAGCCTTCCCAGGAACATACGTCGTCCCATGCGGCCCACGACGGACCGTATACAACACGACGATCACCTTGTCCCGATACAGAATCGAATCAGGCTTCACCCAAGGAACAATGACCTCTTCGTAAGGATGCTCCACAACGACATCGGAGCCGGACTTATCGTAAGGATGCCCCAAATCCCACGTTTCACGAGACATAGGCATCACATTCCATAAATACGGTTCACACCGACGCCAACAGTGCCGATAGGACCACGCCCGGACGCATAGCCATCCAGAATCTGCTTCTCCCTTTTCGACAGATACAGATTCGGAGACGCATCCTTGCCTGGCGGATTATCCTGCGGGTCGAAACGAGTGAACTGGTACGTTCCATTCGATTCGGTCTTGATATCCGAATAGCGGATGACACGCCACACCATAGAACAGATGACGAACTCGTAATCCTCAAGATCAAGGTCGCCGGACTTCAACCGTGGCAAGCAGTTCGTGCTCGAAGTGGACGCCACGGTCTCCGCACGATGGCACATGTACGTGAGCCAAGCGTTCGGATACCGTTTCAACACGTCGGCGTCGGGAAGGCAATGAAGCTCCAAGCATTCCACCCAATCGACGGCATCGGTAACACCATTCGACATCAGCGAAACCCCCTAAGCTTCAAGAGGGCTACTTGCCCAGCACGTCCGCCTTGAAGGTCGAGACGGCCTCCTTCAGAATCGGCAGATAATTGCCGTTGACCCAAATGTCGTAGTTCAACGGAGCCTGATGCGACAACATAGCGCCGATGAGACCATCGTTCACGCTCTTGTTGATCTCGTACTCGGAGTTCTGAGCCTCTGCGGTAGGACCGGACAGGGTGGCACCCAACGACGAATCGTTGAACGACGGAAGCAGAACGAACGTCTTATCCGGGAACGCGGTGGAGACATCGGCATCCATATCGAAGGTGTTGTCGAGCTTCAAATCCTCGTAAGCCTCATCGACCAGAAGCACATCGGTGATGCCGGACTGCGCATGAAGCACATCCAACACCTCCTGACGGGACAGCCTGGTCTTGGAATGCTCCAAATCCATGCCGGACACCTGAGTACGGAAGAACTCGTTGGTGCGCATGGCATCGATGACCACACCGGTGGTGGCGACGGCGTGCGGCTTGCGACCATAAGCCTTGCGCATGATCTTCACCCAAGCCTCGATGTCGTCGCACGGGTTCGACTTGTCGTTGTCCCAAGTGGTGGTCGGCTTCACATCCTGCTGGTTGCCCGGACGCTTGAACGAATACGTCACATTGACGCCGTTCTCCTTGATGACCACCTTGCCGGTCACCAAGCACTGCAAACGCTCCAACTCCTCGGTCACACCGGCCTGCTGGCCCAAAGCCTCGAACTTCGCCTCGGCCTGATCGTGGATATATGCGGTATCGTCCTGATGCTTGGCGATATCACGCTCGGAAATATGGTCCATACCGGACAACGGCAACAGGCCGGTATGAATCTCGGCGGTCGAGGTCTCGGACTTGGTGTGCCCGATCTCGGCGTCCAACGCACGATGCTTCATCGCACGGGTCTTGGACTTCGGAATGACCGGGGTCCAAGAAGCGGTCCAATCACCACCATTGGAAGTGACCGGGAAAATATTCGACAACGGCAGGATGCCGTTCACGTAATCATGTCCCGCCTGAGCGACCTCGGTCGCCTCGGACGGCGGGATGATGGTCTTGTCAATAGCCAAGAAAAACTCCTTAGATACGCAAAAACCCACCGCGATGGGTGGGTTTCACAAAATTTTTAGAGGTTAAGTGACCGTCAATCAGGAAATTGTGATGTTCACGGTCTGTCCGTTGGACAAAGTGGCCTTGCCAGCGGTGATGGCCTTGGACGACGGGTCCTGAGTCAATTCGATCTTGGTGATGGTCGCACCATCCTTGCCAGCCGGACCCGGAGTGCCAGCCGCGCCGGCCGAAGCGGACAACGGCTTCACAACGTCATCCTCAACGTCGTAGAACTCGCCGCCCCACACGGCACCAGCCTCCGGCTTCACCGGAAGATTCGAGGCCACGATGTCGCCACGATAGGTCATGCCCACGGTCGGGTCGTCCAAATCCCAGCCGGACAGGTTGATGTTCACGGACACCATGGATTCAAGCAGACCGGCGATCTTGGTCTGACGGCCATCGGTGGCCTGCTTGTCATACGGACCATACGAGCCGACGTTCGCGCCGGAAGTGATCTTCGCCAGCGGAATACCGGAACGAATGTAAACGGTCGTGGCCTTCGGGCCGACACCGGTCAGATACTTGTTGTCTGCGGTCTTGAACAATTCCGGCACGATGGTGACGGACACCGAATCATTGGTGTTCTTCTCGCCATAACGCCAGGAATTGTCCTCCTCAACGGTGACGATACCGGAGGAATGAACCATCTCTTGAGTCATACGCTCAATCCTTTCAAAGAATCAGTAGGAAACTACTTGCTGCGCTTACGTGCCTTCTGACGTTCCATCACACGCTTGTAAGCGTCGCCCGGCTGACGTTTCGGATGCGAGGTGCCGGACGGGAACTCGGCCTGCATGGCTACCTTGCGTGCCAAAGCATCCTCAGTCTGCTGCGGTTTCCTCTCCACCTTGGAAGTGTCAATCGGGTTGTACGCCGCATACTTCTCAGCCCACGACGCGATGGCCTCCGGCTCCGTTGCGGGGCAGAGGTCGGAAAGAACAGCGTCCGTGATCTGCGGATACTTCGCCTTGGCCTCAAGACGCGCAATCTGCGTCTTCGCGGCCTTAAGCTCCGCATCAGCGGACTGGAAAGCCTTATAGTTGGCCGAAGCACGGTCCTCGTTCTTACGGCTCATAGCCTTCCATTTGGCAAGCTCGTCATCATCGGACGGCTTGGAAGAATCATCGGAACCCTTCTCATCGACCGGAGCGTCATGCTCGACGGCGGGTTCGTCAACCGGAGTGGTCTGAGCATCCTTCACGGAATCCTCGACCGTTCCGGCCTGTCCAACAGTCTTGTCCTTTTCGGATTCGACTTCATTATCCTGAGAGGCCATAAGACCCAATCTCCTTAATATTTAAGCGGCCAGTCCCAAAAAACCGCGAGAATAAGCCAACAGGCTCCGCACATACTGCCAAGCCTGTTTAGTGTGGACTGTCTTTTTGAACTCATACGAACGCCCATCGAACCGGAATTGAACCGAATCCTTGTCGCCATCCAGCAATTCCTTGTATCGGGCGTTGAACTCGGTCGCGCGGGCGAACATGCGCTCCATCTGGGCGTGGGTCATCCTCATGTCAGGCAGATGCCATTCCGGCGCGTTCTCATTCACCGGAGCATCCTTGCGAAGAAGCACAGGCCCAAGCTCGCTGTTGTTGACGACCTTCACGCGAAGCTTCGTCAAATCCGTCGCGCTCGTGGAATAATCACGGCCAGCCGTTTTGCCAGCGGCCTTGTAAATCGTCATCAGATCATCCGAGTTCAATTTCAACCCGGGGTCGTTCGAACCGACGATTGGAGCCACCGTACACTTGCAACGATTGTGCATGGGCATCAAATCAGCCCTCGTGAACGTGTTCGTGGCGGCTACGACGCACAGGCCACAGGAACCCGTCTTCGACAATTCAGGATGGATGACACGCCTGTAACGTTCGACACCGGAACTCCTGTAACGCGACTGGATGGCACGATTCTGCGTCACATACCCGTCAGTGACCGCATTGTTCTCCAACTGGATTTTCGCGGACATCAGCCAAGCCTTAACATGGTCGGCTGCGGACTGGTCGGCGTCCTTCAGAATCTCATCCCACGTAGCAGGTCGAATCCCAGGATTCTTCACGGCCTGAGTGCGATACTCGTCCGCGACCCTCATGGCGACCTGCCACGGGTCCGTGTTGGCGCGAACGACCTCATATTGTGGGATATCCCCCAAACCGTTCACACCGGCCAGACGCAGCATCGTATCCGCATACGAGATGCCCTGCTGGCGCATGGCCTTCACGAACGCGATATGCTGCTGCGTCACATAAGCAGCCGCGCCCTCGACCACCGCATCATTCCACCAGTCGGAAGGAGTCAGGCTACGCCACATGTTCCAAGCCCTGCGGACGAACTCGTCAACCAGCTTCAATCGCTGGTCATCCAACGCCTGAACGGCAGCCAACGCGCTATCGGCCATCAGACCCCCATAACGTCGGACGAATCATCCGACGACGACCCATCGGGCGGCGCATCGGACGACATCGAATCCGATCCAGAGCCGGTGGAGAACGAATCCAAACCGGACCCGTCACCCAGATACGAATCATTCATCGTCGCATCAGTCTGCTTCGCCGACGAATCCAAAGCCGCGTTCTGCTGCGCCATGGCATTCAGGAAACTCGTATCCTGGGCATCCTGAATCATCTCCGCGATCTCCGTCTCGGTCATATGCAGATAACGACGGGCGATGGTCTTCAACGGAAGAACACCCTTCACCTGAGCCGCCGCCTGACACTGCTCCAACTCGGACGGAAGCTCCAACGGCTCCCAAGTCGTCTCGAAGCGCTCCTCCGACGCGTTACTGCCGGAAGCGGTCAACGCCATCCTCAACAGGAGCACGAAAGCGTCATTGGCCCTCATGTTCATGTCACGGACCTTCAACCGCAGCATACGGGTCGTCAGCTTCGCACCCTCGGCGGAACCAGCCACATCAGGCGAAAGAATCGACAACGGAGTGCCAGTGGCGCCGGCCAGAAGCTTCACATCGGACGCGGCCGCATTCACAATCGGCGTGATATCCGTAATGGACGATTCGCCAATCTTCGCATCGGCGGGAAGCAGCCACAACGCGGCGGGACCCATCTCGAACAGTTCCGAATAGTCGATCTTGTCACCGGCCTGAGCCTTACCGGCCTTGACCGCAGGGTCGCTCTTCTGGTAATACTCAGGCATGTCGCCCGACACCCAACGCTGCTTGAACGCCTGCATCTCCTGAATGCAGAACCGTTGAAAACGCTGCTGGTCGATGGACCTCAACGTCTTCAAGGAAGCCTCGAACTGGCCCTTGCCGTTAGGAGTGGTCAACTGGACGATAGGAAGACACCCGCACTTCTCAGCGAAACTCCAATCATCCCCGGAAGACTGGCCCTCCCACTCGAACTGCGCCTCGAACTCCGGGCGCTTCTTCGAATCGTCGTTGGCAAGGTCATACACGGTATCCTCGTCATCGACCGAATCGGAAGGCAGTGTGCGCGACTTGACTTCATGCTTCGCGGTACGCGAATAGATGCTCTGAATCTCACCGTCATCATTACGGACGATGCGATACAAAGTCAACCGTTCGATCTGCTCTTCCTCGGACCACCCATACACCACAGCCGAATCCTTGTCGTCGGACACAACCGTGCTCCACGGACTCAATCGTTGGATATAGGAAGGATTCTCCTTGCCGAGAACCATCGCATACGCGGCACCGTAAATCGACGCGTCCATGAACATGTTCAACGCGCGGACATCCATGCCGCACTTATCCCACATGCCATCCGCATCCGTGCTCCGCATCGTCTTATCGGCGACAAGACGGAAACCGGTAGGATGCTGCGACGTGATTACCGCATCCGCAATCGTATGAGCCAGATTCAACGGGCAGATATCCACGAAACGCCTATACACGGCACTGGCCGTAGTGGTCGCCGCCTTCGGCACGGACTGCAACGGAACCGTCTCACGACCGTCGTAAAACGTCTTCAACACACACAGGTCAGGAATACGATTCTGCAAACGCGTCGCAAGACGCGTCAACGCCATACCGTCACCATCAGGCTCGTCATCGCCAGTAACAAGACTCTGCATATTAGAAGATGTGGAAGCCATACGAACACTCCAAAAATCACCAGACCCGCTGCGGCATCACCCGCTGCGGACCGTCCTCCTCGAACTGGCCCAAATACTTCTCACGCGCCGCATAAGCCAAAACGCCAGCCATGCACGCATCGATCTTGTGCGGACTCTTAGGTGTCTCCTTATGAATCTGATAGCCCCAACTCTTCTCACGCCGCTTCGCGTTACGGAAATGCGACACAAGACGCGGGTCGGCACACAAAAGAATATTATTCGGGTCAGGCTCCCCTTCCTCAACAGGCTCGGGAGCATACTCAAACGACGAATGCGCGCACTGCAACGCACGATACATATCCTGCGACCAGTTATTCGTCCAAAACTTCATCATCGAAGACTGGCCACGGGCATACACCTTCATGCCACGCCCATACTCAGCCTCCCAGCCGCCAATCATCGACTCGAAGAAATGCGCATCGGCGAAACAGCCGATGACATTGTAATTCTCGAACATACGACGCACGGCGGCATCGAAACCATCACGGTCAACACGCCAATCAGGGTCCGCATTATCAGGCCGCTGCTGCAACTTGATAAGAAACAGCAAACCATCCGACACGCGACAACCAACCAACGCGGTCGAATCATTGCGAATCGAACCATCGAACCCAAGCGTGATCTCCTCATCCTCGTCAATGAAATCCTTCCAGACCCCATCCAAACGAGACGACGAGCCAACAGCACGGCCATACAAATCCCTGTAAGCCAAATGCGACTGGATCGCAGGCTCCGTAAGCCACGAATCCTCACTCGACGCACGAGAGTTCAAATAATAACGAATCGAATCATTCGGGTCCGAATCAGGCTGGTAAATCTGCCCCATCAGACCATGAATGTCAACCCAACCATCCTTCGACGGCCCCGGCTCCACACCATCATCACGAAGCGAGAACCCCTCAACCGAATAACCATCGGCATCAACGGCCTCGATACGCCCATCAGGAAGAATGATGTAATCCTTACCATCATCCGAATGGGCGGCGGAACCATACGACTCATACAACGCATGCTCAAGCTTCTTCTCATCAGGAAAATCCTCAATGGGAAGAGTCGAATACCGATAGTCGAAATACAAGCCCTTATAATGCTTGGAACGGCCAGCCTGAATATCCTCCGCGATCTTCAACGTGTTCTCCGCCACACTGTTCTGACCAGGACGGAAATACGTCGTCATCTCCAACACCCAAGGGTCGGCATCCAACGAACGCTTCGGAAGATTACGCTGAACCGTCTTATACATCGAATGATGCTTCGGCAGCGTATACAGATGCACCTCATCCATCAACGCGAAAGTCTCAAGACCACCATCCTTCGACGCATCGCCGGAAGTCGTAGGAATAATCTCCCCACCCTCCGGCAAGCCGATACGGGTCTTCGTGACCTCCATGCCGAAACCCTGCAACTGGGCCAACGGGCCGGAAGTGCAGTTATAGTAAATCGAATCGAAGATATTGCCCGACTGGTCCTCGGACGTAGCCAAACACAGAATCTCAGGACGCTGAACAGGACGGCCAACAGGCTCACCCGGCAAATAATAGTAAGTCTGACCAAGAAACGTATACGTCTCACCCGGATTAGCCCAATGGTCGAAACGACACGGTCCAAAAGCCTCGAACAAGGCCAGATCATTGCCCAAACCACTCTTGTTGCAACCCTTCGGACGCCACAAGCTCACACGATTGAACCTGCGCCGACCATCCGGCTTCAACGCATAGGCGTTCAAATAGAACTGGATATACTCAGGACTATGAGTGACAGGCTTACCGGTCGCACCGCCGCGACCTATGAGACTGAACGTCTCAACCCACCACAACGCCAAACGTCCAAGACTCCTACGCCTATCCTCATAAGTCAGGTTAGGAATCATCAAATGCATGTCAGCCAGCCGCCTCGATCTTGCGACGCCAAGCATCGATATCCTGAATCACAGCATGATTCGAACCATCCGAAGCGGCATGGTCGTCAGCCTCCGGCACATCGAACTTCAACGCACGCATCGAAGCCGGAGTCCAGCCCAATTCGTCAAACAACTGGCGCACGACCGGCATCAACGTCGCATAACGACGAGTCGAAAGCATCTCATTGATCGTCGCGAAACCCAACTGGACAGCCATCCAGGAAGGAGCCGAACGCAACATCGAAGCATTCGGACTACGCCGATACTCCTCATACCAATGAGCAACCAACGGCAACCACTCCCCACCCTTGGGGAAAATCTGGTTAGCCGGAGGCAAATCAGGCCCCAACTTCCCATCAGGAATCTCCAAAACCTGATTACCGGAATCACTCGTCTTCCTGCCCATAACATCACTCCCCGCAAAGCCCCATTACGGGACGACAAGCGCGAAGCCCGTTACGGCACTACGCGCACCTGCGATGAACGACAATCCGATTAGCCAACGAGTTTTCACCACCCTGCTCCAACGGCACACGCCAAGCGCCAACCGGAAAATCATCACTCAAAACATCAACCGACCGGTCAAGCGGCAACCCACAAACCGGACACGTATGAGAACACGCGTTCCACTCGTCCTCGGCAGTCCAAAAACCAGTAGGAACGCTCCCCCGCCGCCCGACATGGGCATTCGACCGAGGCTCCCACAACACCGACTTCAACGGCTGCGGAGTACGATTGGGAGCCGCACCCTCAGCCTTCAAACGCTGGAAACGCTTACGACAACGAGCCGAACAAAAAGCCTTGTCCCGACGCTCAGTCTCAAAAAAAGAGCCACATGCCAGACACGCACGACTCATACGACGCTTACGGGCACCACTGCCACTACGCCGCCAACGATCATAATGAGACCTACACATCCCATGAGCATGAACAGGCCCATCACACCCATTCACACTGCACTCACCCTCAGCTAACCGAACGCGGGATGCCTGTACCAACGAGCCTCCTCACGCTCAACCCTCTTCCTTCGCCGCACGTCAGCCGACTCCAAACCAGTCTTATAAGCATGATGAGCACGACAAAGAACCTGAAGATTATCCCAAGAATCATCATCAGGCTGACCATCCTCGGCACGAATGATATGATCGACCTCATTCGCATGAGCGCCACAAGGACGCAACACGCCATCATCACCGATCACCGGATACTGGCAACGCCACCCGTAATAATCCAACACCTCACGACGCGTCCGCTCCCAACCAGGATTGAACCGTTCCTTGCGATGCGACTTATTCCAATCGTTGGTCATCACCACTCCTCAGTGCTTCAGGAGGGAATCGAACCCTCACGTCACAGGACAACGCATTTTGAGTGCGCCGCGTCTACCATTCCGCCACCAAAGCAAAAGAACAGGCAATCCCCATGCCACACTCACCACAAAACATGGGGATTGCCCGGCATCTAACCCAAACCGCCATAAGGAAATCCAATGACAAAAATGGCTTTTTACCGCCAGCCACGGCGCGCGGATGCTGAGGGAGTCGAACCCCGGACCGTTCCCGGTCGCCACCTTAGCAAGGTGGTGCAATAAGCCACTCTGCCAAGCATCCAAAAGCAAGAGCCGCCGCAGCGACTCAGGAGACTGTTCCCGCAGACTAGGCGGGTCAGCTAAAACTAGAGCCGCCACAAGACGACTCCGGAGACCTTTCCCACAACATGTGGATAGGCTGAGCACAGCATGTTGGACTCGAACCAACATCAACGGTTTTGGAGACCGTCATGCTATCCAGTTGCACCAATGCCATATGCGAGGATGGTCACACCCATGAAGCATGACCACCCACACCAAGTCGCCGTTACGGAAGCGTCCGCCGCTTTCATCACCAGACAAGCCAACACCAGCGGTAGGCACTTGCCCTCGGGGGTAGTACTACTTCCCCAACGCGGAATGTGAAGGATTCGAACCTCCGGCACTTCACAGTGCGACTGCTTTCGGGACAGTTGCATTAAACCACTCTGCCAACATTCCAAACCCGACTTAGTTAACGTCCAAGTCGTCAGGACGTTCGGCATGGTGGAATGGGCTTTACCACCAACGGCAAGGAACGTGTATGTATATATGCACCCGTTTGGCCGTGCCTCCCCTTCGGTCATCAACCACCTGATTAAGGCAGGGAGCCTCTTATCCCCCACATGTTCCAGCGGGGATATTCGAGCAATACCATCGATCTCACAGGCAGCTACCCCCATGAAACCTAGAGCAAACCTCGGGAATCGAACCCGACAACCAAAAGGCTGTGCCAACAGGATTGCAAGTCAGCCCCAAAAAAAACAAATGGCGCAGCCATATAGGCGACACCGGATGGGACCGGCACAAGAAACGAGGATGGACGCAATCTCACGGACAATCCAAAAACACACACTATATTCCGGGATTCATCCACCCTCAAAGGGTCCCCAGCCGGATTCGAACCGGCAACTCACCACGCATAGGCAAGAGAGCCAGAAACCCATGCGCGACTAACACTCCCACAAGAGCGATAGGAACCATGTGCGAGATCAAACGGCGGTACCAACAAGCCTCTCGCATTGGACTTGAAACCGGATCGCACCTTACCTAGGAAGATGCCATCTGCGGACAGTGAGAGATTCGAACTCCCGGACCCGTTAGAGTCGGTCGCTTTCGAGGCGACTACCTTAAACCAGACTCAGCCAACTGTCCCTAGCGGTGCTCCTTATGAACACAAACGTCCCAACGGTCGGAATCCTTAACCAAGAGACAAGGAGCACCACCGAACCGCTTGCCGGAATGACACCCACAATGACGCCATGCGTCCTCCAAAATTCATTCCGACATGCGACAGCATACTCATACCTAACGTTGCATCAACGTTGCAATGGAAACGGCGTAGAATACGGCGTGTCGCGTGGTATGCTGAAGACGATTTCAATGTGAACCCAACATCGTCGTTGTCATGTCACGTTTCATGCGCGGACTTTTTCAGACGGCGCGCACTATTTCTACCATTGACCCGACGGCCGGCTACGGGCATCGTGGGGAGGCTCCCCCGGCCCCCCTGTTTGTTGTATGTGCAACATTGGAACATATGTTCAGATCAATTCCCCCGGCGCTTTTTCGTCAATGTTTCGGCGTGTCGTGTTGTATAATTGCGCGCACGTGCGCGTTTAAATAAAAGGTATCCCAGTGGTCTATCAATGTGTGTAGATTGTGTGCACATATCTTCGTATATTTATTCTTTATTTTTTTCCGTGGTAGTCGCCATGTTTTTCAGGTTTTTCAACCCCCTACCCATGTTGCGACACGCCGATAGAACGGCTCTGTTTCAACGTTTTGCCGTGGTCTGTTTTCTTAATTTGCTTGCACCCAATTGGGTGCTATACTGAAGCTATCAACCGGTTAGGCAGTCAGCCTAGCGAGGTTGGCGCGACACTCTAGACCGCGCCACTTGCAACCGGTTGGGAGCAACCGGCAGATGAAGCCGTGGCGGTTAGGTGCCTAGGCACCGCATAGCCTAGCCTGAAACGGTTAGGGGGGCGTATCGAGTGTATGCGCCGGAAACCCGCCATGAGTGGAACGGTGGTCACTGTGCTGAGGTGTAGTGTGCCCGTCTGTGAGCGTTGCGAGTGCTTGAAAAATGAATAGTGTTACCGAAGGCCGGTAGTTTGAGCTTCACCCCCTTTTGGGGGTTAGGTGGCGGCGTTTTTCGGGGTGTGTGCATAATGCCCACTATGTGGGCGTGGCCGATAGTGTCGGTTTTGCCTAGGCAATGCGCGTGAACTCGATTGGCAATGTTGAGCGCGAGAACTCGTAAGGGGGTACCGCCGACGTTTGGCGTAGTGTGAGAGACTACCGCCAATGAGGATAGGCCGATAGATAGGTGGCAATGTCAATGTTTCGCCATGCGTGAGCGTGGTTGGCGGCATTGACTGTAAACCACGGCGTAACGGGTTGCGAGGGTAGACATACTATAGCGCCCGTCAACTGCTTTATGGGCGGTTGACCACAAACGTCTTACGTTTGGGGGTTATGCGGACATTAAAAGTCTATAGGGGGTGCATATGCGCCCCTGCGCCACTTTGCGGGTGGTGTTAGCCAAAAACAAATCTTCACGGGCGTAATCCGCAAGGGTTGCGCCCCTCTCGCCACTGTTTAGACCATGAGGGGGTGCGATACCCTCTAGTGGCACGCAATTAACCAATCAACACTAGACCTTAAGGGGGTTTATTATGGATACCAACGAAAAAATGGCTGTAAAAATCGTTCGCGATTGTTTTACAACGGCGCGTGAGACTTTGCCGGCGTACGCTTCATGCATCTACGTTTCAGACATGCCAATGATTACGTTCAACACTTCGAGGGCCGAGGATATGGCGTCTACTACGTTGCGGCATATGATCGTCGCGGCGTTGAGGGTGGCCGCGCTCAGGTCTAAGAGTGTTGACTATCGTTCCGGATTCCTTCCGGACGTGCGGGTGACACGCGTCCTTGCGTCCATGCGCCGTGTGGCAGTGTGTTGCGATACGAATACCGGGTATCACTACAAGGTTAGGTGCGTTCCGGTGCTCGATACCGTATCGGACGCCCCGACGCCGTACCTTATGGGGCAGGTGGACACGTTCGAATGGACTGAGCACGGCTGGGATTTCGTCAGGCGTGATTATGTCAATCTCGTATGACGCGTCTAACTTTACAAATGTAACCAACAAACATATATTGCAGCCAACAAACAAGCGGAGGTTAAAAAATGACTGTCAAAATCGTAAAAGTTCGGAGCCTGATCACGTCGCCGTGCGCGTCGTACAGCAATACCGTTGACGACGGGTATTTTCGGTATGTGACGGTTGACGGCAAACGTGTGGGCGACGTGGTGAAATTTAAGCCCGATTGGGGCGGGAGCTACGTTTTCAACGAAGAATGGCACGACGGAAAACGTGGCGTGCAAATCAAGGCGCGCACATTGGCTGACCTTAAAAGGGAAATTGCCGACCACTATCAAAATTAATGTAACCAACTAATAAAAAGGGAGTATTGAAATGACCACCGATGAAATGTTTGACGTTCTGCTGGAAACCCTGGGGGCCGAGGATTTTCTAAATGAATTGGTCAAAGCCCTGAGCGGCGACGAACAGCGGGAGAACTTCGAGTTTATCGCGCGTATGCAGGGTATCGAGCTGGATGATTCTGAAAGCGAGGACTGAAAAAATGGATAAGGATATCGAGAGCGGTATTGAACACGTGGCTAACGAAGTGGTGTTGCAGATAGGCAACACGCAAAAATGGAATGACATGTTTTCGGAACGTGTCAGGAATGCCATTGATCGCGCGGCTTACGACGTGTTTATCGAAATGTATTTCGACGGTGTGCTGGATGGTATCGGCGAGGGTGACGTATTGGCGCACCATAAGGCTGAAATAGCTAAGGCCGTCATGAGTGCCGTTCGTGATGCTGTCAACGATGGACGGTTGCCGTTCTGACTTGTAGCCCTCTGTGGGCTATGGCGCGGCCTAGTGGGGCTTTGTGGGGTGCGATTCCTCACCCGCGCACTGTGCCGTCGTATGGCGGCTAATCAACAGTCTCTATGAAAGTGGGTAATCATGTCTGGGTTTAATTCCGTTGATGATTTTTACGACGTCATGGCGGGGCGTCATGGTTTGCATGAGTCTGAACCGGGCGGCGGCACGTTGGAGTTGTATTCATGCAATGGCGCTGAGTTTCCTGACGGTTTGGACGGTTCCAGTCTTGACGTTGTCACAGCGCCGTCGCCTGAGCTTCTTGCGTACATGCGTGGCAATGATAGTCCGGTGCCGCCGCCCGGGTACAAGGATATGGCCGACGAGATTAAGGGCATATGGGACGTGTACAACGGTGGTTCCGCCGAAGCCGACTGGGGACGGCTGGCCGACTTGTATGACGCGCACAATCTAAGCCTGAGCGTCATTGCCGATTACGAGTTTATGGATTGGCCTGAGACGTTAGGCGACATACTGAACGGCAAAGGATCGGATTGCTGGAATCTCGACGGTATGGTGTGGCACCTGTACAGCCATGAGGAATGCACTGTCGATGATTCTGAGGGCGCATGGCCCAGCCTTGACGACTTGCTGGACTTCATATCTTCCGATGACGTTGAGACGTGCGCCTATGCGCAGCAGTTTGGCGAATGCATGGATTCGGGCGACTATGTGGCCGCGTGCAGGGCGCTTAAGGCTCTCGACTTGGAACTGTGGTATTCAAACCTGTCTCTGACGTTGTATCGCTGAAAATCAATCAATCTGAAAGTGAGGAAAAAGAAATGTATGTGCATTGGATTCGCAAGGATACGGCCGAGGACGCCGACTTGTACGAGGAACTGCGTGACGCGTGGGACGGTATCGACTACGCTGGTCTGCCGTCGTTCGATGACGTGCTGCCGGACATTCTGGAATGGGTGCGGGGTATCCGCAAGGCCGACACGGTGTTCAACGATTACACGTATCGGTGTTCGCGGCTGCTGTACTTCGATAGCGCGCTGGATGAAAGCAATATCGAGACTGCCGTGCGGTGGCTGTCCGATTACGGTTATGTGCAGCGCGCGTTCTGCGGTGTCGGCTATGCGATTGAGTTGACGGACGGGTATGGCGGACTGTCGGATCAGGCCGTCGTCCAATATGCGATAGACATGATTATCAAGGACGGGCGCTACTACCCGGTGTTGGATGAATCCGATTACGAGCGGCGTGAGGACGCGTGGCTGCGGGATTACTTCGATGGCGAGGTGTCTGACGTCATGTTGGGCGGCGCTGACCGTGATGCCGTGTTCGAAGCGTGGCGGGATGATGCCGACCCGGTGTCGAGCGACATGTATTTCGACGTGGAAAAGCTTCCTGGCTATATCGAGACCGCCAAGGGAGGTAAGCGGAATGCGTAAGGGTGTGAAGCTGGCTGGACTGCTGGCTGCTGGTGTGGCGGCGTTCGCCGTGGCGTGTTCGCCGGTGTGCAATCCCGTGCCGGTGGCCGACCCTCATGGGACGCCTGAACAGCAATGGAATTGGTGGTGTGAGACGTATGCGACGGCTGACTACGGTCAGGCCGACTTGGCTGGCTACACGTCGCTGTCGGATATCCCCCAGTGCGGCATGGAAGACGGCAGTATGCCTGGCGGCTACGAGCGTATCTGCGAGTGGCGGGCTGATGCTGCCGGCAATCATGCCGGCGAGTCTTACGTGCTGGTTGACGGCGGCAAGGTGCTGTCGTGGGGCGGCACAAGGGAAATGTGAAAGTGCCGGTCTCAGGTAGGACTGCGACCGGCCATGCAATCAATCAATCAAATCTAATTGCAAGGGAGATTATACCATGAAATTCGACGATTGCATTTATAAGGAAATCACTTGGTTCAACGCGGATGAAATCGTTGAGCATGAGACGTTCGACGGTATCGACTCGTATGAGCTGCTGCGTAATCTGGCGACGCTTGAGGCTGGCTATTCGCTTGACGACAGGCTGGATGACGAGGCCGTGGAGCGCGTGGAAGATGAGGAGAACAGCTTAATCTGCGTCGGACGGTTCCTTTTCGACTCGCTTCTGGCTGAGGGTCTAGCGGAATGGTTCAAGTGCGACCGTTACGACGGTCTTGTCAAGCATGTGCGTTCGTGCTGGCTGAGCCGTGGTGGCGATGATTGGTATTTCTATTTCGTTACCGGCTGCGGCTATGACGTCATCAGCAGTGATTTGCTGGGCTGTGACGCCGATGGTGTGGCGCGGCGGAAGTTCGTTGATTTCCTTAACGGCGAGGAGGTGGCGCGATGATCGACGTCAACTTGCTGCCGCGTGCGCTGACCGGCTATGTGGGCCATGTCTGCGGCCTGTGGTTCGGCAGTTATTTTATTGATTTTGAGCCTGTGTTCGTCCATTCCACGGCGGGCATCATCGGTGAACTGTACGAATACCTGGTGGATACGGTTCAGGACAATTCGATGAATGGCGGCTTGGATTATGAGGATGCGGAAGAGTACGCGAAGTTGGCGGCTACCGTTCCGTGGTCTATGGAAGAGATTGACCGCGTGGCGGAACAGTCTTTCCGCTACGTGTCTGACCGAACGTTGCAGGTGGCTTACGCCTTGTGTGTCCTCACTTTTGATGCGATGTTCCCGCAGAAAATCGAGGTTGTCAAACCGGACGTGCGGGAGACGTTGTTGAGCGTGGCGTTCCCGCATGATTGGCAGCGCCGCATGGCGGAGTCTGACCATGATCGCGTGAGCGTCTACCGCATGGGTTTGGAATGCGTGACGAAAGCGTATGACAAGGTTTTCGACCGTCTTGGGGAGGCTGACTGACATGGCCGCGTTGTGGACCGTCGAATATGTGGGTGGCGCAATCCGCGTGCGCCGTCACAGGTCTCAGGCCGATGCGGAGGCGTATCGGGATGCGGTTCTGCGTGCCGGTGGCCGGTTTCTGACGCGTTGCACTGTCGGTAGCGGAGAGGCCGTGCGCGTGGCGATGGTGAACCGGCTGGAACTGGCCGGTGTCGGCTGTCGTTCGCGTCTCATGCGGACGTCGTTGAAAAGACTGGTGGAACTCACTGACGAGTTCTGCTGCTGAGCGAAAGGAAAGAACGATGAGTGTTGTTATTGATCGGGATGGGCGTCCCGTGTCTTATGAGGCCGCTGTGAATCTCATGGATGACGAGTTGCGGGAGCTGTTGCACGCGAATCTCGCGCCGTGTTCCGAGCAGGAGTTTTTCGACGCCTATTTGGATGCCCACTGCGTCAAGTATGGCGAAGAGTTTCGTATCGATTGAAAGGAAAGAATGATGATTACCGTTGACGAGCTGAAGGCAATGCCATTGGACAAGCCGATCGGCGAGGCTGTCGTTTGCGATATTGAACGCATGGCAAACGAGGGTCTGCAACCGTTCTACCAGCGTGAGTTTGAACCCTATGAGGGTGTCTATCGCGTCAATGATTTCGCCAAATATGTTTCCGAGGATTCGTGGCGGAAGTTCTGGTCAGCGTTCCCTGAATGGTGTGAGCAGGTGTTCATGCTGCACGACAATACTCGTTCCGATGATTATTGTGAGTTCACTTCTGAAGTGCTTTCTGGTCTGACGCCGATTGAGATTGGGGAACAATTCGAGAAGTCTCGTGAATATGACCTTGATTATGTGTTCTGGACGCAAGCCGATGACGAGGGGCATGTGTGATGGACGCCCATGATTCCGACGTGTGTGTGAATGTGGTCGGCAAGTCGTTGGAGGCCGTCAGATTGCTGTCGAATCTTGGGAGCGGGAACGCTCCCGATTCGGCTTACGTGCTGGCCGCTTACGACCAGTTGACGACGGCGGCGTACCTGTTGCATCAGATTATCCCTTGGACTAAGGAGGAAAAACAGTGAGCAAACATGGCTTCTTCTCCCCTATCGCCGAATACGATGGGTTCGATTATGCGTCCGGCAGGTCGTTTTGGCGTCGTCGTTCGTTGCCGTCGCTCCTGTGCGAGTGGCTTGGCGAGTGGTTCCGTGGCGTGAGGGCGGCTCGCATGGGCTATTCGACCTGGCTGTACGTCCAGTGTTCCGGTGGCTGCATGATTCCAATGGACATGTTGGACTGGGATACGGATTGGATTGATTGATGTCATCGGCGGCAGGTTCGCTTGCCGCCGATGTTAAAGTAAGAGACGAATCGTTTTGAAGGAGTGTTGTCATGCGTACGGTGAAATTCACGAAGAGGCATGGTCATAAGTGGGATGAGACGGGCACCGTGTGGCTTGAGTTTCCGGTGGACGAACTGCGTAGACGTTGCGTGGACGGCTATTTGGACCGTCTGGCGGGGACGGAGTGCAGCGAGTATCTTATCCCATCCGAATCGTTGGGTGACGAGGCGAAGCGTCTCGCCGACGATGATGATGCCACGCAGGAGAATTTCGACAGGTTCAGCGACAAGGTTGGCGAGTATGCGGACTCCCTGTCCGAGGACATGCTGGTCTCGTGGTTCGTGCTGTTGAACGACCCCGTGACAATCGTTTCGAGCGAGGTCGAGGAAGACTGACGTGGGTTTGCGTGCGCTGCGTGAGCGTTCCGGGCTGACGTTGCAGCAGTTGGATTCGCTTACGGGCGTGGATTTCACGCGCCTGTGGGTGTATGAGAACCATGCGGACGAGGCGCGGAACATGTATTTGGGTACGGCTGCGAAGCTGGCGCAGGCGTTGCATTGCAACGTGTTGGACCTGTATCCAGATGAGCATGTGTGGCGTGGCGGCGTGTCCGCTGGCGTCGTCGGATTGAAGAACATTCGCAAGGCACGCAAGTTAACGCAGGTGGAGCTGGCTGGATTGAGCGGCATCGCACGTCCATCCATCTCCCGTTTTGAGACGAATGGTCGTCCTGTTTCGCAAATGTATTTGCGGACGGCGTTACGATTGTCTGAGGCGTTGCAATGCGACCCTGTGGATTTTCTTACGGAAGGATACTGACATGGGCATGAGGGAACTCAGACTGAAGCGCGGCATGACGCAACAACAGCTGGCTGACAAAGCAGGGTTGAGCCATCAGCGTGTAGCAGCGTTCGAGACTGGCGCACGTAAGACAAGCGGTATGAGTCTCGCAGTCGCGATTCGTATTTGCGACGCGCTCAAGGTGCGCAACCCAAGGAAACTTCTTGATTCTGACTCTGAATCTTCGGCGGATTCTAAGTGATCCGCAGAAGATAATGTTCAGCCGATAGTATCGGCGCGAAAGTAAGGAGGTGGCATAGTTGCCGGGAATAAGCAGGTTTTTCGGCATCGTCATTTACATGTACGCCAATGACCATGGCCCCGTGAAGCATTTTCACGCGGAATATAATGGCCATTGGGCTAAGTACTCGTTTGATGGCGATTTGATTAAGGGCGGTTTGCCTAGGAAACAGGAACGTTTGGTATTGGCGTGGGCTGAAATACACCGTGAGGATCTCGAATCCAATTGGAAGTGTGTTGAAGCCCATGTGCAACCCGGACACATCGAGCCGCTTAGGTAAGGAGGTTTATTCATGTGTGACGGTGTTGTTTTGGTGACTGACGCGGTACCGCTTGACGGCCACCGTGTGGCAGTCAGGTTCAGCGATGGTTATAGCGGCGTCTTGGATATGGCTAAGTATTTTGGCTATCCGGCGTTCGCTGGGTTGAATGATCCTGCGGTGTTCGCTACTGCGCGGGCTGGTCTCGGTACGGTGTTGTGGGGTGACGGCGATATAGACGTCGCACCTGATACCGCGCGTGAGGAGGCCGTGCCGTTGGGCGCGTAGGCCGCGTCTATGAATCCCGGTCGCTTTTGCTGCCGGGATTTTGTTTATTCGAACGTGTTTGGCGGGGTTCCCCGTCTGATGAAAATACCCCAAGAGTGTTGCATCACTCTTGGGGTTTCGCTTAAAACAAACCGATTTATAAGCCCTCTCATTTTAGCAAGGGGGCTGGAAAGAGAGTATCTGAAATGACTATACTTATTGACAACAGCAAGGCAGTGGAAATCTCTATCCGCGAGTGGGATGAGGAAAACACGCAGTACGGCCTCGACTGGTCTGCTGATTTTTTCACTGTCGGAAACCTGGAATCCATCGACGGCCCTGAGCCGGACTGCATTCCGGCCTACATTGTGGAAGACGTCGATTACTGCATTGAGCAAGCGAACGACATGGTGGCCGGTATAGGCGACTTTGCAGAAGCCGGCCCGCAGCCGAATCAGGTTGTTGACGTGACTGAACTCGACCGGAGCGCGTACCTAATCTGTGAAATTGATCTTTATCAGCTTTCGAGTGAAATCTACAATCACGGGTTGAACGTCAAGGATACGGAAATCATATCCGGCATGTGTCCTGAAGACACTATCAAGGTGGTTTTCATGGATGGTTCGGCATGCTGTGTGGGTATCGATCCTAATTTCCCTCTTTGCGTCAACTTCTCGTATTATGCGGATGAAAGCTGTCGTGATGGTGAGTTTTCGACGAGTTGCCATGATTTCGAGGGCGAGTTGGATTATCTCACCGGTGTGAAGGACATTTGCGGCGGGTTGCGCTAGTCGCGTCTGCCGGTTTCGATTGTTTAGTTTCAGGGCGTGGCGATTGTGTCACGCCCTTTGTTTTCAACGTTTTTCTTTTTTAATTAATTAATTGCAAGGGAGATTGTGTCATGGAAGTCTCTAATAATGTTTCGTTGCCGCCCGTGATTGTCGGCTATGTCGGTCGGGTTGCCTCTCAATGGTGGACGCGTTTCGATGATTGTGGCACGCCTGATATTAATGAGTATCCACTTGCTCAAACGGAAGGCAAAGCTAGGTATCTTTCTTCGGCTGCTCGGAAGCAGAGGGAAGTGCTTAAAGCTCCTTGGGTGATGGCTTTATATTTGGAAATCAATGCAATTGCATGCAATGGTGACATTTAAAATTCATCTGAATGGAAACCTCAGGAATCCGAATTTGTCAATTGGGCTGTGGCACTGCATCGTTTTCTAGTAAAGGAGTGGGGAATTGATCCATCGCCGGCTTTGGTGGGTAAATATGCTCCAGGCATAGCCAGACCGGCCAATAACGTGTCCATTCAGATTATTGATGCCGATTTCAAGCAGCGGTATAGTCAACAAATCCGAGACGATGTTGTGAAGTTGAATCCTGGTTTTCTTATTTTGATTCCTTCAGATATGTCTAAAGGCGACATTGGCAAGTTGCGCGATGTCTGTGCCGGAGCTGAAGGCAAATCGTTGTACTATGCTCCGGAAAAGCCGACTTTGCGTATCGGGAAAGTCACAACGGTTGATGCCGAGCATTTCTGGAAGCCAGTAGCGCCGGGAATGTGTCGATATTGGGCGGTCAGACCGATGGCCATCGCTGAGACGCGCCCTATTCCTGACATAAAGTTGCATCGCAAATGGGGAGTTTATGAGGCTCTTTGTTTGTCGATTGGACATGTTTGGCGTTCGCAATATCCGCAATCGTCGGAAGGAAGTCGAGAGGAACGCTATTGGAACATTGTTGATGCGGTGAGCGCGAAGACCTCGCATTTCCGTATTTACAATTATCGTACCGTTCATCGTGCCAACATGACGGATTATGTGCATCGTGCGAACGGTTCCAACATTTTGCATGGTATGAATGCGTTGATTGCGATTTCTGATGCCGGTGAGTCTCTGGATTGTGCGGCTATGGCAATCGGTCAGAGTCGCCATTTGGGTGGAGGTTTTCTTGTACCGGCGGATTTTGCCGTAAGCGTGTGTCAATCGGATGATGATTTCGAAAAGGGGATTCCAACATGGCTGAAATGAGTCTGGAGCAGCGGCAATACCTGACTGCTAAACAAAAAAGCAACGAATAAACATGGACTAAAAAGGAGTACACCATGAACGGCAACTACAAAGGTACGGAACACTACACGCTGACCAAAACCGAAAACGGGTGGCATGGCGACCCGGACGATTGCGAATGGCAATGGTTCGACTTTCCTGATCTAACATTCACCGATGACGGTGACTGCCAGTTCTATTTGGAGGCTGAATCCATCGATATGGCGGTCGAACTCGACGAATACCGAGAATTTCTCACCATCCTTTCCAATGAGATAGAGGAACTCCGGCAGCAGATTGATGCAGTTGGATAGAAGTGGCCTAACCCGCCCAAACTTCTTGACACTCCCGTGGTTTCAACCACGGGATTCCTGCGAACTGGGCTTGCACCAATCATGTCAGCAAAAGAAAGGACAAAAAATGTTTACAGCACTTGAATGGACCACCGGCGCGAAGGTCATTGTCAAGCCAATCGCCATCCGCCGCCCGAACGACGCATACGAGATGCTTCTCATAGCCGACAAGACCACGGGCAGGGGCGTATGGTTCGACACCCATGACGGCGAATGGTATATCGACCTTCAAGGCGTTGACGGCAATCTCATGCAGGAGGCTGAAGTGGTTGAAGATGTGTACGGTGAGAACGAAGAAGAGTGGGAGACCGTGGCAAACAAGCTGCTTGCCGAATACGGTCTTAAGCTCGGCGACTTCGACGAGAAGGCCGGAGACCGTTACACGCTAGTCGAGGTCTGACATGACGCGCGGAAAAAACAAGCGACTTCGCCTCATCCCATCACACCTTCCGCTCATCCGCGACAAACTCGCCGACTTCGCCCAATACAGGCTTAGGGAACTCGGCTCGCAAACTCAATACGAGGCCATGATGGCCAACGCCTGGAGCATGACCGATCAGATCAGAACCGCGCAATTGTGGTGGGTCAGCCGAGATATGACGCGTCTGGCCGAGGACACCGTGCAGGCCGGAGATTTTCCGGAACCCGATCCGCCGGCGCAATGCGGGATGATATTTTTCGAGGGCGACGTGCAGCACATCTCATTCCACCTCGATAACGACGGGTTCGGCGAAACTCGCGTAGCCGCGATCCTATGGCAGGATGCGGGGCGCGAGAGCGTCAAGATATCGGTGTTCACCGACAATCCCGTGGGGATCAAGGAGATGCACGCCGATTCATTCGGCCTCCCCGTCGTCTCGCTCGCCCCTCCCGTCGTCCGCGATAACGACGGGAGCTTCCAGTGGCTCTGCGGCCTGCTGCACGCGGTGTGGGCGTTGAGCGCGGAACCGCATATCTGCGAGGCAAAACCGGCGAAACCCGATATGGCGCATCCGCTGCCGCAGCGTTTCGACCTGGAAATACGCAAAGTCAAGATGCTGGTGCTGCGTGAGAATCTGCATCGTCCGGGTGGAAGCGCCGATGATGACGAGCGGGTGCGGCGTGAGTATTCGCATCGTTTCATCGTGCGTGGTTTCTGGCGCGATCAGGCGTATGGGCCGAATCATTCGCTCCGCCGACGCCAGTGGATACCACCGTTTGTCAAGGGTCCGGCCGACAAGCCTTTGATCTGCAAGGAGACGGTGCGCATATGGAAACGGTGAGCGACATGATCGCCGGTTTTCTCGCCGGCCTGACGCCGAGCACAAGGGCGGGGTATCGGAGCGTCGTATCACGATGGCTCCGCTGGTGTTCGGATAATGGCATCGACATGCTGCGGGCGAAGCGCACCCATATCGAGGTGTTCGCCGCCTATGACGACGACATGCGGCCAGCGGCGAAAAGCACGGTGTACAAGACTCTGAGCGTCGTTTGCTGCCTCTACCGCTACCTCTGCGAGGAGGGATATATCGACTGCGATCCGGGCGAGCATGTGCGCAGGCCGAAAATGTATGGTCATTCGGACGGCACGTATCTCACCCGCGAGCAGGCTAGGCTTTTTCTGGCCGAAGCTCGTGGTATGGATGCGCGGACGGATGCCCTGTGCAGTCTGCTGCTGTTGACCGGTGCGAGGGTCGGTGAGGCGCTCGGATTGGATGTCGAAGACTGTCATCTGAATGACGGGCGTCCGTGGGTGCGGTTCGACCGCAAGGGCGACTGGTCCCAGCGTGTAGCCATCCCCTCCGAGGCGTCCAAGGCTCTCGCACGACTCATTGGCGGACGTAAGCATGGTGCGGTGTTCCGTGAGGATTCCGGCGCGCGTCTGCGACAGCAGACCGCCGTGGGCATCGTATCGGCTGTGGCATTGCGTGTGGGCGTGCCTGGAATCTCGCCGCATTCATTGCGGCGAACGTTCTGCACGCTCTCCCGTGACGCCGGCGTGCCGGACAGGGACATCATGGCCGCAGGCGGTTGGAACAGTCCGCAGATGCTCGACTATTACGACATGTCCCGTCGCGGGCTGAATGGCAAGGCTGGCGACGGATTGCAGAGGTTCTTGAATAGTGGATGAATTGAAATCCAAAGGAGCTGTTGACCGAGAAAAATAGTGGGGGTGGTTTAAATCCACCCCCATTCATGTGCCATTGTAGATCACTCAGTTACGTTTAACGCAGCGTGTAGCCAATTGTCCACTAATTCGGCTTCGTTGACTGGCTCGAATTGCATGTGCGCGTATGGTAGGAACACGATCTGCGCTATCCGGTCTCCCTCATGGATTTCAAACGCCTGTTCGCCCATGTTTCTGAGGATTACGCCGACTTCGCCACGATAATTGGCATCGATTACGCCGGGCGCGTTCATCACGGTGATGTTGTGTTTCAACGCCAAGCCTGAGCGTGGGCAGATTAGGCCGACGTATCCAGCTGGAATAGCCATGTATACGCCTGTGTGTACGAGTGTTTGACTACCCGCGCAGATGATCGTGTCCTCGTTGGAACGTAGGTCTGCTCCACCATCGTTCGCGTGAGCGTAGCCAATATTGTTTGTCTTGAGGAATTGTATTTATGTGTTTCGGATTTAAATCCGACTGATTCTTTTCTCTCAGCAGAAAAGACTTCATTTCTGTGTTGGTGCGCGTGGCGTTTTCTTCATGCGCACCAATACACCCTTACACTAGTGCTTAACGATATGGACGCGGTTGTCCATATGAAAAAGAAAGGACGCAAGAATGCGTGCACTTACCATCTGCGTGCACTTACCATCGAAGATTTGAATGCTGCTGCACATGTTGGCGGAGCCAGCAGTTTGGTTATGCGCCAGGAACTGGAACCGGCTAGCGGACCTGATGGGGTGATTGCCCCTGCAAAATATGTTGATTCGAATGGCAATGCCACTTATATTATCGAGAAGCGTTATATGGAGGGTGAAGAGAACCCCGCAAAAGTGGTTCTGATCGATTCCAAGACTTCCTTCGCGAACCGGGCCGAGGCAACGACTACGGAAGCCATGCGGAATGGTGAGGGGATTCTTTCCAAGATGCCTCATATTGCTGTTGAATATGATGTTGATGATGGCAAGAATGTTTTTTATGATAATCAGCTTCCACATCGTGGCTTTGACGGCCATATCCGTGTCAGCAGTTACGAAGGTGAGTCCACGTCCAAGGCTGAACCATACGCGAATGCACGAAATTCTACGTTGGAGAATCTGCTTCCGTTGTTTGATTTGTCTACGTGGAAGTTCTGCTAAGGCTAGCGGTTATTAGCAGAACTTCCACATAGCAAAACGAAAGGAGGAGCCTATGGGTAATGCAACAATGCTGATTCTCGCTATCGTTGTGCTTGTTCTCGTGTCGAAATAGAACAAATATAACAATAGTGCGGGTGAAGGACATGAATGCGTCGTTCACCCGCGAATAAGCATTTTCATTACCGCTGATCTGCAATTAGTCTCCGAACTTTTCGAGAATGAGCACGCCGATGACGCCGATAATCCAAGCGATTATCAGGATGATTGTGATACCGGCCAGTACGAGTAGTGGTATCCAAATGGGTGCGATCACCCATATCCACGAGTATGGGAATTGGCCCCCGATTTTCAGGAGTGCCAACATGCCGGACAACAGTAGGAGGATTAACGTGCAGTCGATGTTGACTCGCATTATTAGTCCTCCGTGTAGAAAGTGAGCGTGTGGAGCTTTTTCTTCGCGTTCAATTGTTCTCCGAACATGCCGTACTGTTTGACTGGTTCGATCACGTCGCGCATGTGATGCGCGTGATAGGTGATGGTCTTGCCCTTGTCGGTGATGCTGATAGTGGCGGTCAACGGATGACTTCTTCCACTAGGGCGAGATTGCTTGCCGGAATGGTTTTGCTGACGCCGTTTCTAAGGTTCTTGAACGTGAATGAAAATGGTTTCATGCAGTTCTCATCTTCGAAGTCGATGATGCATTCCACGTCGTCCCAATGGTCAACCCATTTGGAGCCGACCAATCTGGGGTCGGCGTGAGTGTAGACGATGATGCCTTTCTCACGGTCGGTGTGCGAGTATGCGAATCCGAGATCATTGAGTTTGACCGCGTATGGCGGGTTGGAGAGGTCGATGTTCATGCTTGTTCCTCCTGTAGGAGCATCCAAATGTTCGTTTCCTTTTCGGGGTTTCTGACGGCGAGCTTGTACACGTCGGACAGTCGGTAGCGTTGCTTGCGCGTGTCTTTGACCGGTGTGACGGGTTTCAGGTCTCCCCTGCTGACCCAACTGCGCATGGTGCCGGGTTTGACGATGATGCCGCATTGCAGGAGCAGTCTGCGGATTTCGGTCTGCGTGCCGGTGATGTGCGTGGCGAGGAGTTTGTGTCGCCTGTTCTCACGGATGGCGGAGACCGGATACACTTGACCGCAGTCGGGGCATTTCGGCGCGAACGTGGCGTTTGGAATGACTTTCACGATGCGATGGCAGTCGTCGGTCGGGCATTCGCCGATGATGATCTGGTCTTCGAGGGTGAAGTCGAGGAGTTCCTGGGCCTTGCGTCGGATACGGTGGATGATTCGCGCGTAGGTTGGTGTTGCCTTGCTGGTCTTCCACTTGTCGGTGAGCCGGATGTTGCGGATGAGTGTTTCGAGTTTCCGGTCGTATGGGGCGGTCACGTTCAGGCATCGCGCGTATTCGTTGATGATGTCACGGAGGCTTGGAATGTCGTCGATGCCGTTGCCTTCGATGAGTTCGAACGCGGTTTCGCGTAATGGTGCCGGGGAGGTGGCGAGTCCGTTATGTCCGCCGCCTCCGCCGTTGCCTGTCTTGTCCATGCGGTTTGTGCGCCATTCGAGGTCTTGCAGGTGGTTTTCGAACCATTGCAGATCGAATTGGAGTTGGGTTTCGCAGGATGTGCAGAGGATATGCTTGTCGTCGGTTGTTTTCCAGCATGCCGCGCATGTGGTTTGCGTCAAGTGTTGGCTCCTTGGTTGCGTTTTGGGTGTGTTTGGTCTTGTTGCCTCAACCCTTTGTTTGCAACCGTTGGGCGACTTGTCCAGTATAGTGTGTGTGTCAGATTAGCGTTGGCTGTTCCGTATCCTGTTGTGGATGGTCGTCTTGTTGGAGCCGGTGGGATTCGATGTCGAGCACGAGCCGCTTGTCGATGTCGAGCAGGCGGCTGATCTCGTTGGCATCGTATCCTATCGCATCCATGTTGAGCACTTGCTGACGGATTCGATAAGACGGATACGCGCTCATTTCTTTTCCTTTTCGATCACGTACAACACGACGGCTTCATTGTCCAATGCCAGTGGGTTCGCTGCCGTGACGTTGATGATTTTCCACCCATCGTCCAGATAGCCGATGAGTTTAGAATCATTCTGCACACGCACACCGTTACCGGTGAACTTCGTGTATACGGGGATTAGCTCATGTTCCATTATTTCGTTTCCACGTCCTTGCCGCTAGCATTGTCCCAATCGCAGGAAAGACCGCCTCCCCCCTTGTAGGTGTCGAAGTTGATGCATGTCACGGTTCTGCCGTCGTGCAACTTGATTCTGCACTCATCGGCCGTGAAGTCGCCTCGCACATCAATGCAGTCACTACCGTCTTCAACCTCGTCAGCATCCGCTTCATTCCCACATCCAGCCAGCGGGAAAACCATCGCCACAGCCATAAGCACGGCCATCAGTCCTCGTCGAATATTCTTGTTTCCTATCATTTCGTATCCTCGCTTTCCATGAATGGATCATCGGCCTTCATTCGCGCGAATTGCCTGAACGTTTTGCGAGCAATCCACGTATCAACCTGCTTGTCGGTGATGCCGTACATTTCTTGGAGCAGATGCAGGCAGATCGTCACATCGGCCATTTCCTCCGCGAGATTGTCGGTGGCGTCGGGCTTGCCGCGTAGACGCTTGCTGATGGCTTGGATGAGTTCGGAGCATTCCTCCATGCAGACGATGCTTTGCGTCTCCTTACCGTATTTTCTGATGCTTTCACGCCACACCGCATGCTGCTTATCGCCGTTCAACGGTTTGTCTCCTTCATGTTCGTATCCTCGTTTTACTTGGTTGTTTCGGTTCCATGTTCATCGAATGGGACTGCCAGCTTCACGTGGCTCTTCATGATCGCGATGCGACCCGGATCTTCAAACCACGTAAGGCCTCCTGCGTAATACTCGCATCCGCTAGACGCGTATCCGCAAGCAAGCCCGTAGATACCGTCACAGCGTTCTGTCCATCCGCTTTTCAGGTAATATGTTTCATTCGTATCGAGTTCCACGCGCAGACCCATGTCCTGCGGGAGAAGGTCTAACACACTGCTCATTTCGCGTCCTTCTTCTTGTATTCGTCTATGAGTTGTTTCCACTGTCTGCTTGCGTCATCAGGGTAGCTGGACCAGCATGTAGAGATGTGTTCTCGGGGGCATTGCAGACGGTATATCGATTTGAGGTAAACACCGGTCTGTGTAACGTCCTTAATGATTTTGGGTAGTCTGCCGCACATGGGGCATCCGTATTCGTTGTGTTTGCGTTTGAACCACATGACTATTCCTCCGTGTCCTCGATTGGCTTGCAGTCGGATGGGGTCGGGCTTATGTCGCTGATCTCGCAGGAGTATGATTGATTTCCGTCGCGCATGATGATGGCTCTTTCGGTTGTCACGTCTTTCCATGTGCAAACGCAGAAGACAATGAATATTGCAGCCGCAGCCACCGCCAACAGTCCGATCACCAGGTTTTCGGCAATGTCCGACCAATCCGGTTCCCATTTCATTTTTTCGCGTCCTCGCTTTGATCTTGAGCAGCGTTTCGGCCCGTCCGACTCAGCACAAAGCCGTCCAAATAGAGCTGGAACAGGCTCACGTACTGTCCATCGTCTATATCGTCTTCCGGTTTCGCATACAGTCGGGTGTTCAGGAGTGCTACCGGCAGTCCGGTGTGTTCCTCCCGTTCGATATGGAACGGTATCTCCTCCTGACCGTCGGCGGTCCCTCGGACGGCCACACCGTAGTCGCCAACCTGCGGGTAGTTGTCCTCACTGCTGTCGTCGATGTCTTCATAGTTGAGACAGGACGGCATGGAGCCGCTGTGTCCGAGCATGGAACAGCAGTGGTCGGCGACATTGTCGTATGCGTTGATTTGTCCCTTAACGACACCGTATGCGTCCATTTCATGCTGCATCAGAAGAGCGTTCGCTAATCTCAGCCCTTCCACTTCTAGCTGCTCGCACCAGTCGATGACTTCCTGCAATGCTTTGTCTTTTTCAGTTACGTTCGTAGTCATGGTGTTCCTCCCAGTTTTCTTCTTGCAGAATGGCGAGTATCGTGTCCTCGCATTCCAGTTTTGGCAGTGGTTGCGGTGTGCTCATATCCTCGTAGTACTTGTTTAGAGCGTGCAAGGTTGGTTGTGTTGTTGGACTGTCTGAATCGAAAAAGACTGTCGGCGAGTCATCCGGCGAGGAGTCTGGCCTGTATCGCAAGTGCAAGGGGCAGAAGAATCGCGGCTCATTATCACCTGTGAACAGGCACAGCCAGTCTTCATCATCGGTAATGTCCATGGCTACGTTTTCCTCGCTTGTACCCCAAAAATCGTATTCCATGTGACAGCCTGGGTAGTCGCATTGTGCTAAGTAGGTTGTTCTCACTCTCATGCTCATTTGATGCTCATTTCGGCTTCGCTCATGATGTGCCGCATGTCGGCGTATTCGCGTGCCGCCCAACGTTCGATCATTTCCGGGGTGGCGTTTCGTGGCAGCGGGTTCAGGCATATGCCATCCTCCAAACGCTGCATGAGCCGGATTACCTTCCGGCGACGTTTCGGAGTGAGGGTGACGTGTCTTTCGACGGCCCTGACAACCACCATCCGGTCGCATCGGTAGCAGCCGTCGAAATCCTCGTCGATGGATGCTTCGAGTTCTCCGACCGGGCGCACTTGGTATACGTCGCCTTTGCCGTACATTGACGCGTAGAGTGCGGCGTAGTCGCGGTATCTGGTGCAGTACACCTGTTCCGGGTGGCCGGTGCCTTCGATGGCCGACGCGCCTTTTTCGCGTCTGGCGCGGCAGATGGGGCAATCGTCGTAATTGTCTCGACTGTGCCCCGGTTCGATGGTGTCGCCGGGTTTCAGGTCTGGAACCCCACCGTGGTATAGCACGCTCATTTCATATCCCCTTGCAAGTCGGTCGGTTCGTGGTCTGTGTGGAATGCGTCGCTCATGCGCTCATCTCCTTGAGGATGTTCACGGCTTTCACTCCATTGGCTAGATGCTTCTCACCGGCATTCACGCTGATGATTACCGGCTGATACACGCCTTCGACCGTCAATGATTCGCAGATTCCTTCCGTCGCGCCACGTAGTTCCTTACGAAGCTTCGACGGCACATATTTCAGATACCCGTCGATGATCGTACCCTCGTCGAGTTGGACTATCGCCCTATGCCCGTCGAGTATGTTCACGGGCAGTGTCCGCCAGTCCGTCAATGATTCATGCACGTCGCTCATTGCCACATTCCTTCCTCGTTGGTGTCATGGTTGGTGCAGTCGAATATTCCGGCGAGTCTTCTCGCGTCCCGTCTCGCCTGCCGCAACGTCTTCTTGTGGTTGCCGTTGTAGTCCGCGAACAGGTAGTCGCTTATGGCCGCATACCACCATGTTTCGTCGAGATGGTTCCATCGCCATAACGTCACCGTGTATCCTTCCAGCGTGTGGTCGGGTATTCTGTAGGATTCGCGGATGCTTACGCAGTATTCCTCATGCTCGGTCATTGTCCTGTCTCCTTCTTTTGCTGTTTGGCGAAGTAGTCGCTTATCACGTCATCGACTTTCAGCACCTTGCTGACTGCGAGAAGCCAAAGGTCCAATGCTCGGCTTGGATATGGCGTGTCGCCGGTGGTCAGATGATTGTTTGGGCACTCGTAATGCATGACCATCTTGTTCTTGTCCGTGATGCTGAGGCCTTCTATGCGGACTGGGTTTCTGCCGCAGTACGGGCATGTGACGTATCGGACTTTCCTATGCTTTCTGTTGAACATTCGTGGACTCCTCCTTGAATGATGCTTCCAACGTGTCAGCGAACACTTGCAATGCGTGCCTTACCTTCTCGTTGAAATCTTCCGGCATAACGGCTTCGACCGACATTGATCGCTGGTCCTTGAGAACGTTGTCGGACTTCGCGTAAACTGGAACATCCACGACAGCAGTCGCAAAATCTTCCCTTGGATAATCGAACGCGCTCACGGTGAACGTCAACTTGTTCGTGCCGACTCGCACTTTTCCGCTCATTACCGTCCCCTTGGTTCGAAGGTTTTAATGATTCGCTGCGGAGTCTCATAGGCCGCACGCACCTCGTACGGCCTATGGTGGAAGTCGGCGCTCTCCTGTGCCGCATCCGATGCCTCTTGGAGCGTCTTGTACACTCGGCATGTATGCAGTCCCGTATCACCCTTCGGCCAGATGATGTAGCCGGTCAAGATGCTTGTATGCAACGTGCCCATGCCGTCTAAAAGTGGTCGAATTCGACTACTTTTATCTCCTTCGTTCTGCGCGAGATCACGCAACTGGTCAAGATGCTTGTATCCAACGCCCATGCCGTTCACTGGTATTCCTTCACGGTGTCGCAGCCGATGTATTCGCCGTTATGCTTCAGACAGGCCCATGTCACGTCACCGGTCTTGACCGTTTCCATTTGGAAACCCGCATTGGTCTTCTTGTCGACATTAGGTGCCATTCCAAAGCTGAACGAAGTCAAGACAATCGTGATACAGATAATCGCCGTGAGGGCCACCCTCGTCTTATCCATCACTCACCATCCTTAGTCATTTTGCACACCTTCTTCGTGTGATCGTCTAAATGGACTTTCTCAAGTTCGTTGACAGCCGCTTCGATTTGCATATAAGCCGCAATCTGTCCTTCCGCGAAGGCAATCACGCTCTCCGTGCTGTTGTTTTGCAGAATCCGCGCAATGGCTTCGCGTTGCGCAAAGCAAAGAAGCAGGACTCTGTCGAGAGCATTTCCGAAGTCGCACCAGACGCTTTTATGGTCAACGTGATTTATCACCGGTTCGTCCATCGCTCCTACCGCCATTACTTGCCTTCCTTTTCGATTTCATTGATCTTGTCGGTGAGGGCTTCGAGCACGTCCACGAGGTCTCCCCACTTGAGGTCCCGCCAGAACTGTTCGAGATCAGCCCAGTTCTCGGCCTGTAGGATGCTAAGAAGCCTGATTGCCTGAGCTTCGAGAATGTCGGCGTTCCGTTTGCAGCACGCGGCGAAGAACGGCACATTATGCGTGATTGCGTCATTGATAAACCAGATCGCCTTCTTGAGGTCTTCGACACCGTTCTTGTGCTGCCACCTGAAGCAGTATTGGACGGCTTGCCCCCAGTCGCTTGACAGCAGGCGGGATAGTTCGATGCATTCGAACGGGCCGTCCTTATAGTGGCTTGGATTTATGTTGTCAGTCATTTAGCACCATCCTTGCCTTCTCGAATGCCTGGTTCACGATTTCCATGTGCAGTCGTTCGCCTTCCTTGGTTGTCTCGAACCGGTCGTTCACTTGACGGATGAGCTTCTTGCGGAGCAGTGCCCTGCCGGTCTGGTTATCGACGGCCTGGTATTGGCCTTGCATGTTGCTCACGTCAGTGAGCATTTCCTGCTGTTTCGGGCTGAGTGTCTGCATCATCGGCTCCTTTCGCAGATGGTTTCCAATGTCGGGTGGTATTCGTATGTGAGTGGATGCGAGTAGTAGTCGTTCCAGTACTTGTTGAAGTTTCGGTTGATGCCACGTTGGACGATGTTTGACCGTCGTGTTGGCTCTTCCTTGTCTAATCGTTTGATCGCGTCGGCGGTCTCGATGCCTTGCTTGGTCGGCTTGTAGGTGCCGTCCGCGAGGGGGATGATGAGATTCCTGTCGATGAGGGAACCCAACGTGGCCAACGGTTTCGCATAGGCCGCGGATGATGGCATTCGATGCGTTTCGACGATGTGGACAAGCATTGACGCTTGTGTGTTTCGTAATCGTTGTCCGTGGATGGTGTAGACGTTTCGTTTCATGGCTGGTTCCTGTCGTTCATCGTCCGGTCGAGCCGAATCCGTTTCCTCCGCGTTCCGTCGTGTCGGTGAACTCGACGACCTTGCGGATTCTGGGGGTTTCCACCGGCGTGATGACGAGTTGCGCGATACGGTCGCCGCAACGGAAGTTGATACGGCTGGTGGATGTGTTATGCAGGATGACTTTGATCTCGCCACGGTATCCGGCGTCGATGATGCCGCCGAGGATGTCGATGCCGTAATTCCTGGCAAGGCCGGAACGTGGGCAGACTCGTGCCATGTAGCCTTCGGGCAGGTTGATCGCGATGCCGGTTCCCACCGTGATGCGTCCTAGTCCGTCGATGTGGAAGTCTTCGATGCAGTGTAGGTCGAGTCCGGCGTCCGCGTCGTGGGCGCGGGTGACTGTGGCGTTTGGGGTGAGCGGCTGGATTTCGAGGGTTTCTAGGGTCATTTCACTGTCCTTGCTGGTTGCTGATGGTTTTGTATTCGGAGATGTCTCGGTTGAGGCAGTCGGTTGTGCGATGCGTGGTTTCGTGTCCGCGATCGTATGGGTCGCCGCCGTGGGCGAGCTGCAAGAGGCGGAAGCTGGTGAGGTCGAGTCGCCGGTGGCTGAGCTTGTGGAGGATGCCGCTCGTGTTGGGCATGTTCACGTCGAGCCATCGGATATCGAAGTGGACGTTGGTTCCGGCTGGATGCATGAGACCGGGGTCGAGGCCCGTGTCGATGAGCCAGACGGCCATCTGCTTGTCCACGTTTTTGAGCGTGTCTTCCGCGTTCATGCATTCGCTGATGAGTCCGTTTCTGGAATGCATGTCGATGGTCGTGCTGTTGAACGCGCGGATTGGCGTGTTGTCATCGAAACGGATGACCCTATGGAATATCAGGGGGTCGTCGTTGAATGGCACCTGAAGGCCCTTCATGTCGGTGATTCTGGCTTCGACTTCCAGTAGATTGTCGGACATTGGGTCGAGTCCGCTGGTTTCGACATCGAACCAGATGAGAAAATTGTCATCCATTGTTGGCTCCTTCGGTTCTCGTAATCGTTGGATGTAGTCTTCGAATCCAGTCAGGTCCACATGCGTGGGAGGCTGTGGTTCGAGTTCCTTGAGGATTTCGGCTTCCTTGTCCCTTCGCCGCGTGTAATGCCGGTAGGCGGCTTTGCTTTCACGGATGCCGTACTTGTTGGTTTCCTTCCATTTGCTCATGGTGTTTTGAACAGGTCTCCCAGATCGTCGTCCACGGTTGGCTGGCGTGTGATGGGTTTGGATGCGATTTGCGGACGGTCGGCCTGTTCGAGGGCTTTGCTGACTGCTTCGCCCAACTCTTGGGCTTCCCGCGCGGTGCCGAAGACGACGCGACGTTTGAACTCCCAATAGTCGTCCGCCGTGACGTGATGCTTGGCGGCGAGCTGTTGGATGGTGTTCTCGTCGGGAATCCGGCTTGCGCGAATTTTCTTGCAGAGGATGTTGATGTCGGCGGCACGCATCCACTTGTCCGATTTGGTCGCATAGAATCTCACGACCGCCGTCCGCATGTCTTGGATGCTGTTGCGTTTGTCGAGTTCGCGGTAGAACTCGTCCAATTGCAGGTCGTCCCATTGGGCGTTGCCGTGATGCGCGTTGATCGTGGTCAGCAGCATCGCGGCCTCTCCTTTGGTTATCATCCTGTTCCTCCCATCGCCCGTTGGCGTTCCTCATCGCTCATGTACTGCCATGCCCTGTTGAGGTTCGCCATGCGGTTCGATTCGTTGTGGCTCATCATGGTCGGATTGGTGCGGAGGGTGAGGGTTGGTCGGATGTCGTATTCGTTTTCCCACCCCGCCGCGTTGAGCCATGTGGCCGCGTATTTGACGTATTTGGGTTCGGTTCCTTCGATCTCGACCTGTCTGGCATAGGCTCTGGCGCCGTTGATGATGGTGTCCGCATCCGTGTCTTGGATGGCGTTCTTCCATGCTTTCCAGGCTGGACGCTTGTCAACGTGTCGTGGATACGCTTTCCAGAAGGTTTCGAAATCGGCGGAATACTTGTCGTCGGATGCCTGTCGTGCGCGGCTTCGGCGTTTGCTTGCCGTGTTGCGGGCCGTCCGGTCGGCCAGTTCTTTTCTGGTGTGGTTCCCGTTCGACTGGTATTCGTTGATGCGCACGCCGGTGATGGTCTGTTGGAACAGGCCGATGTCGATGAGGGTTTCGATCTCCTGTTCGGATGCGCCAAGCGTGTACGTCAGCTGGTCGGTGTCGATCTCTCCATCCGTGAGGTTGCAGCTGCACCAGCTCAATGCCATGACGTAGATGAGCGCCGCTCTTGGCATTTCATCACGGAGCCTGCATATCCTCGCGTCGGCCCAGAATCCGTTGTCGAGTCGGGTGTAACCGTCCCTCACTTCAGATTCTCCCGTCATGTCATGAGTCCTATCCCGATGTCGATGAGGATGGTTATCACACCGCCCTTGATTAGGGTCATGCCCAATATCCACAGCCAGTCGCCTGACTGCCTGTTACTGTCGATGAGGTCAACGGAGCCGAGCATGATGACGAATCCGATGACGCTGACGACGATGGCGCATATGGCGACTATCGCGATCATGATTGTCCTTCCGGTCCGAGTGGCAGTCCGTCGTTGAGGATGAGGGCTAGGTTCTCCAAGGTGATGCAGACGTATTGTCTGCTCCGCCCGATGAGGTCGATGTCGAATTTTTCAGTGAACCGTCCGGCCAACGCGCACATGGTGTGGTAGGTTTCCGAATCCGTGTATGCGAGCTGTTGGCCGATTCGTTCGAGTGTGGACAGGCCGACGCGTGGCTTCTTCTGCACGACCCACGGGTAGGGGCTGTCAAGGTTTCCGGCCTCCTCAGCCGCCTCGTTGTAGTGTTTCGTGGCGTCGAGGCGTTTGGTGTTCTTGACTTCCACGCATACCAGCTGCCCGTGGAAGAAGATGTTCGCGATGTCGCCTTCGTCGTTGCTGCCGTGGAGACGGCGGCGGATGATGCGTTGATCGTTCAACGCCCATTGCAGGTAGTGTTCCACCGCCGTTTCCATTGCCGTTCCGGCTTTTTTGGCCGACTGTCGGTTGCGTGGCATCAGAACGCCGGTTCTCCTGCGGGCTGTCCGAATCCGTCGAATCCGCTGCCACTCCACGGGTCTGGGCCTGCCTGCTGCGGCATGGCGGGAGCGGGAGCGGATGCGGCCTGGCGTTGGCCGTACTGCTGGCTTGCGTTCACCAGTTGGGCGGTGCCCCATCGGAGACTCGGACCGATCTCGCGGACGTTGACCTTCTGCGTGTAGTGGGTGACGCCGGACGAATCCTCGAAACGATCATCGGATTCGTTGCCGATGACGATGTACTCGTCGCCTTCCTTGATGCTGTTCTGGATGTGCGTGGCGAGATCGTTCCATGCTTCGCAGGTGCGTGAGCAGGATGCTCCGTAACCCCATGAGCCGTCCTGGTTCTTGACCCTGTTGGAGCAGAGGATGCGGAACTGGATGTAGTTCTTGCCGTTCTTCGTGGTTCCGGCGTTGAACAGGTTGCCGTCCTTTTTGATTTTGACGATTCGTCCCACGAGGATGATGGTCGGAGTGCTCATTGCTTGTTCTCCTTGTCGTGTCGTGGATGGGTTTCGAGTCCGACCCATCCTTGCTGGTCTTTGGCTTTCATGTTTTTGAGACGGTCAGCCGTCTTGTGTCTGTTGGCCGCTTCGACGTTGCACATGATCGTGTGGCTTCGTGCTGCGGCGCAAGTGCTTTTGCCGCATTTACGGCAGTATGGGGATGAGTCCCGTCTTGACTGGATCGTGACGCACGCAGTACGCGCACGTGCATCCGGCTCGTCTGGTGATGTTCAAAGTTCGCCTCCGCAGTCCGCTTCCTTCGGTTGTTCGAGACCGAGCGTGCAGTAGTGGAGAGGCATGTCGTTTCGGACGTGTCTCTCGGACATGACCTCGCCGATCAACACCGGAATGAACCGCGATTCCCATGGGTCCTTCAACGAACGCGAGTCGAAGTCCGGTCCCATGCAGGCGATGAGCTTCCACACGCCGCAACTGTCGAGGTGGTACAGGTTCGTCTTGTCCTTGTTGCGGTAGAAGCCCGGACGGGTAGGCAGTTTCTTCTCGCTGAGGCGTTCGAACGGGAATCGTTTCGAATGGCCGCTGCTGACGGCGAATGCCTCGGTGGTCTGCTGCAAGGCGTTCGGCGGAACGTTGCCGTGATGGTTCAGGATGGGCGTCCAAGCGTCGCCCGCGTGGAGCCATACGCTGCCGGTCGCGGCCTTGTAGAATCCGTTGGCTTTGGGCAGCTGCTTCTCCCACTCCTCCGCTTGGGTGTCGGTGGTCGTCTTGTCCACGACGGCGGTGGGAGTCTCGTCCTTGACGAGCTTTGCCTTCCATTCGGAAACATCCAACTCCTTGCCGTCGTCGGGATTCTCTTCGATGGAGATGATCGTGTTCCAGGTGACGTTCAGGTCATGGTCGAATCTGATGGCCGGGCATAGGATTCCCCCATCGTCGTCACGGACGACGAAATACTCGTTGCTGGTGGTGATGAGCGCCAATGCTATGAGATCACGGAGCGCAAGGTTGTCACCGGCGAGCGCGTCATTCGGGCCGATGTGCTTCAGCTTGCCGGTGACGTGCTGTCCGTTTTCGTCTTCGACGGTGACGGTCATGTTGGCGGTCGCGATTCTGAGCGCGTCGCCGTAGGTGAGTTTCTTCGGGTTGTATTTCATCGTGCTGCTCCTTGCTGCTGCATGTGCTTGTGGTATTCGTTGATGAATGTTTGGGCCTGCACCGCCGTGAGGCTCACGCTTGTGACCGTCTGGTCGTGGAGGATTTTCTGGACGAACGCGTCAGCATCTTCCGGTTTGATCTGGCAGGCGCGGAGGATGTCGGTGACTGTCTTCAACTGGTCGGGACTGGCCGGACCGTTGGATGGGGCTTGAGCCGCTGCCTGCTCCGGCTTGCCTTGACGGACCTGCGGAGCGTATTGCCGTGGCTTCTGGCGTGGCTGCTCGTCAACCACTTCGGCTTCGACCATTTCCTCTTCGGTCTCGTTGTTGGTCTGCTGCATCTCGTCGGTCGTGTACAGGCCGCTCAAATCCTGCGGGAACGCCTTGCGTAATGCGAGGGCTTCCGCGCATTTCGCGATCATGGTCACCGGTTTCGAGGTCCACATGCTGGTGGGGACCTGCCTGCGGAGATTCTTGTCGTAACGGGTTCCGACATATTCCCTGTAGAGGGCCACGCCGGTGAACTCGCCTTCTCCTCGACGGACGGTGACTTTCGCCGCGACCGGAGGGGTCTGGGCGATCCACACGTCATGCCAGACGCCATCCTCGCCGCACCAGAGGGTTTCCGGTTCGCTGAACAGTTCATGGTTCCTGTCCGCCGCACGACGGGCGATGAGACGGAAACCGTCAATGCCGACTTGGATTGTCTGCTTGGAAACATATTCGTTGCCTTGCTTCTGACGGCGTTCGATCAGGTAGATTTGACGACTGAAAGGGTCAAGTCCGGTACGCTGGCATTGGTGCAGGAACACCGCCAAGTCGGCTTGTTGCGCGTTCTGCACTCCAAGCTGGGACAGTGCCGCGAGCTGGGCGCGGCTCCAAGTGTCCTGCTCGTTGGTGATGGTAAGGCTTTTGCACATGGCTACTCTTCCTTGGTCGAAGTGAGCATCTGGAACATCTTCGGGGCTATCTCGCTGGTGAACGCCTTGTCCACGAATCCTTTCGTGGTGCGAAGCGTGACGGTCTGGGCGCGTCCCGGCTTGAACTCGACGCCGGGTGGGAGTTCGCCGCCATGGTCCGCGATCATGTTCTTCAGATAGGCTTCCGACTTCGCTTCGGGGCGTGGCATCCATACGGCCTCCGCCGCATCGTTCCCACCGGGGATGAGGAAACGGCTGTCATGCAGCATGGCACCATACGCACGCTCGTCAACGACCACGTAATGGCCTTCGGTGCCTTTGCTGAGACTGATTTCACCCGCATCCAGTCCAGCGAACACGGCGCGCTCCTCATCGCCGCCGTCATGCGAGCGCCGCCATTCTTCCTTTGCGGCTTTGAGGGCTTCGGCGCTTCGTTTGTTCAGTGCGGTGAGTCCGGCGATGGTGGAGTTGAGTTCGTCGGGGCGGAGGCTGCTGAAGTCGTATTTGGGGGTGTTGGTCATTGTTGTTCCTTGGGTTGGTGTTCGATGGTGTCTACTGCGAGTTTGTAGAAGCTCACGTCGGTTTTGAGGGTTTGGTTCTCGTATCGGAGTCGTCTGTTTTCCGTGGCGAGTTTCCGGTTCTCGTTCCAGAGGGTGTGGATGGTGAGTGCGCAGTCGTCCAGGAAGTCGTCAACTTGGTCGGCGTCGTATCCCATGAATGGGAATGAGGGTCGGAATTGTCTGTCGCGCACGTCTTTCGGGGTGACTAGTCGTCTGGTGGTCATTGTTTGATCTCCTTTGCTTGGTCCTTGATTTCGTAGAATCGGAGTAGGAGTTCCTTTTTTGTGAAGAGTTTGTTTTGGCCGGATTGGTATCCGAGGAACCCGTACAGGTCTTCGAATGTTTTCTTTCCTACTTTTGTGAAGGCGATCGCCTCGTCTTTGGTGAGGATGCCGTCTTCGAAGATGATGGGTGCCGTCAATTTGTGTGTGCTCCTTCCTTGGATTGGTGGTTGGGGTAGGCGGGTTGCGGCATGACGCTGGACGGTTGGCTCGCAAAAGGGTGTGCGGGGCGACTGGGAGAATAAGGAAAACCAGTCTGGCCGACCATCGTTCCCGATGCGGGACGGAGAAAACCAAGTGAAAAACTTCGTCCCGATGGGTGGCGTTGACGTCATGCCGCTGGCGTCCAAGCGCGGATTCGGACCGCGAGCCGTTCGAGATCATCGTCGGATACCTTTGAGTACAGGAGAAGATGTGGTGTCTGGTTCGATTGGCGATGGTCTTGTGGTACGGTTCCTGTTCCCACTGCGTGGGCTTGGACGATTGCCGTGGCGGCGCGTGTATGCAAACGCTTGTGACGGTTCGTTTGGATGTGTTTCGCCACGGCATGGAACATCATGGGATGTTCCATCTTTGCCAGCCGGTGAACGTGGATATTCGATAAACGTTCAATTTTCCACTGTTTGATTGTTTATCGGAGTGGCTGGCGAAGCTTATGGGTCCCCATCCGGGTTGCAGGCGGATGGGGAAGAATCAGTCGTTGTCGGCGAGCGCCTTGGCGATTGTCGGCATACTTGAGGCTTCCAGTGGGATGAGTGGGAAGGCTGAATCTTGGAGGTTTTTGACCAGCTGCTCCCAGTTAAGGTATCCACTGAGCATGTTGATAGTGGAGGCCAATTCACTCCAACCGTTGATTCTGCCCATGATGGAAGGCGTGTTTACCACGTATGACCATGTGCCGTCCATGTCATGGAGAACCAGGTATGGCGAGCCGTCGCGTGGAATGAAGAATCCATGCGACTGTGGCTCCGGTGGCAGTGGCTTTTCGTCAGGCTCGTCGTCGGAGTCGAGGCTGATGCCCATGGCTTTGATGCGGTCGAAGAGGACGTGCAAGTAGTCTTGCATGATGTAGAGTTGGGCGACGATCATGCCGCCAAGGCATTTCGGCTTGGGCTCAAGCTCTCCCCTCTTGTATCTGGTGACGGCATCATCGAGTTTGCTGATGCGTTCCTTGAGTTCGTGGTATTCTTCGACCATGCGGGTCTTGTAATCGTCTTTCATTACTGTCTCCTATCGTGATTGACAGTGAACGTCGGAAGCCCATTGGATGAACGCAGCCAGTTTCGATTCTGGAATCTCATACAATGTGCTCGTCTTTTTTCCGTCCTTTTCGACGATGGATGCGCCTTTCCGCTCGTTGATACGGAAGACGCAGTGCCCACCCTCGTCAAGAACGAACTCCTGTGGTGGTGCGGGAGGATTCAACAACGTCATGCCGCCACCTCCGCGTCAAGCACTCGCTCGAAACTTTGTTTGGACAACCGCTGGTGGATAAGCGCCAATCCCTTGCGTGTCAGCTTCGGGGTCGGCGGATAGGCGAATGGCGTGCCATCCTTGTGGATTCCGTGGGAACGGGAGGACACCATGACCATATGGCCTTGCCTCACGCGACTTGACGCCGCGCACCACGACTGGTTAGGCTGCCGGTAAATCCAACCGTTATCCACAAGCCATTGGCGCAGCTCATGCTCACCGATCTGAATGTTGGAATTGTTGCTTAGGAGTTTCGCTGCGTCACGGACAAGCAGAGCATCGGGAATGTTCGTGAAGTCATCCAACGCCTTGGCTTTCGGTTCCAGTTCCTTGACCTTCTCCTGCTCCTCCTTCAGCTTGGTGGCGAGCTGGATCAGGAAGTCCGGGCTGGTGAGTGCCTTGTCCAACGTCTTCTGGGTCATGTATGCGCCATGCTTGCGGATGGACGGCAGTACCTCGTGTGTCACCCAGCGTTGGAACTCCTTCGCTTCCGGCTTACGCGAGCGCATGATGAGCTTGTACAGGCCTGGCTCAGAGATGATGAGAGGCGCACGCCCCGGCTGATTCCAAACCTCCGAATTGCGGAGGTTTGTGATTTCGTCATCATCAAGAGCTTCGCGGAGATGATTTGTGTCAATGCCGAGGATGTTACATGCGTCCTTGGCGACGAACCAAGGCTCCCCCGCCATGTTGGTCAGGGCGCGTAATGATTCGCCCTTGAAGTCGAATCGTTGGATTTCATTGTTCATTTGGAGTCTCCTAGTATTCGGCTGCTTCGATGCGGGTGATGAAGAAGTGGATGCCGGGGGCGCATTCTTTCCACCGGTTGGTGTCGAAGTCTTCGACGTGAATGGTTTCGCCTTTTTTGTACGTGAAGTCTGTGTCGTGTCCGCTGTATGCCGTGGTGTCTGGTGGAAGGCTGTTGCCTTGCTTGTCTTGCAGGTCGAGCACTCGTGCTTTGCTGGCGCGGCATTTGCGCCCCGTGGCGTTGGAGCGTTGCGCGTCGGCCGGAATGAGGAGCTTTACGATGACTGATTTCGGTGGCATTGTGTCGTCTGTCCATGCTTTTTTCCAGCCGATGATGTCGCCTTCGTCCGGAAGGATGCTGGTTTTGGCGATGCTGAGTTGTACATGGTTGGCATCGCTCAGGTCGGCGTGGCCCAGGTCGGCGTAGCGCAGATCGGCACCGCTCAAGTCGGCACCGCGCAGGTCGGCGTAGCCCAGGTCGGCGTGGCTCAGGTCGGCATCGCTCAGGTTGGCATCGCTCAGGTCGGCGTGGCCCAGGTCGGCACCATGCAGGTTGGCACCGCCCAGGTAGGCATCGCTCAGGTCGGCGTAGCCCAGGTAGGCATCGCGCAGGTCGGCATCATACAGGCAGGCACCATGCAGGTTGGCACCGCGCAGGTCGGCGTAGCGCAGGTCGGCATCATGCAGGCAGTCATATCCATGCTCTTTGAGGATGGCTTCGATGTTGTCGCCTTTGAGAGTGCCGTGTGGTGTGCTGATTTTCATTGGTTGTCCTTTTGCTCGTTGGCGTTGTGTGGTGTGATTAGGCAGTTTGTTTGATTTGGGCGATTTCTCCGGGTTGGAAGCCGAATGCTTTGTAGAGTCCTATGAGCATGAGTGGTGTGCATTCGTTTGTTTTTTTGGCTCTGGCTAGGACGCTTTCGCTGACTCCTATTGCTCCGGCGAAGGCTTCGTCCGTTTTGAGTCCGCTCATTTGTTTGGTTCGGTCTAGGAAGCCGTCTCGGAACTGCATTTTGTATTCAGCCATCAGCACTGTTCCTTTCATTGTGAAGCATTTTGTTTTTCAACCTGAAAAGTAATATACCACAGTGAAAAGAGATTTTTCAAGTCGAAACACCGTTTCGGCGTGTTGACATGAAAGACTTTTTATTTCATAATGAAATACATGGATAAGAAAACATATTTCGCACAGTTAACGCATGATGCGGCGATCAATGAAATCAGCAACAAGACCGGACTCAGCGTCTCAACCCTCTGGCGTCAATACAACAAAGGATGCGAGTTCAGCGCCGAGTCGGTAATCATCATCGCTAGAGCATATGACGAAAATCCTGTAGAGGCTCTGGTTGAGTTCGGATATATAAGAGCCGACGAGATGGCTAACGGAAAGACCGTCGCAAGGCTGCATGACGCTTCGAATGACGAGCTGCTTCAGGAACTCGCACGCCGTCTCAAGGAGAACGCGGACGCCGACTGGGTGAACAGTCCGATCATCTACCGTGAAGAGTTCGACATGGCCGCGAACGACGACCCGAACGCGAGACTCGAAGCCGAAACACCGGAAGACTGACGACAACAATGAATATGGCGGCGGTATCCACTCATGATGCCGCCGCCTACCAATACGAAGGGAACAATGTCACGAATCACCATCGACGTTTTGGAACGTCAGGCCGAGCACATGGGTTTGAAGGTTTTGGAATCCGATATTCCCGGCACTACCTGCGGCCTGTATTGCGACCGGCTGCGGACGATATGGCTTGCCGACTGGTTGAACGACCGGCAGAGGCTCTGCACCCTATGCCATGAGCTTGTGCACGCGAAGTATCGTGATCTCGGCTGTGGCACGCGGTTCGGCGTGAAGTGCGAGCGTAGGGCGCGTCGCGAGACGGCGTTGATGCTGATAAGCCCGGTCGAGTTCGCCATGGCCGAAGAGCTGTGGGATGGCGACACCTGGCATATGGCGGCGGAGCTGGACGTGACCATGCAGGTTCTTACGGATTACCGGCAGATTCTTTCCGAACGCACCCGCATCATACGCTCGTGCGGTAGATTGTAGGTATCGTACCTTGGAGCAAAGGAGAACTAAAATGAGCGAACCAACACCGCAACAGCCACAGTATGTGCCACAGGGCGCACAGCAAGCATATCCGCAACAGACGCAGCATCAGACCGCACCACAACAATCGCCCGTACGGCAGCGGCCCGTAAATCGTATGAAGCGCGTAAGCGTTCCCGTTGCCGGATTGGTGGCCATGGCGGTATTCGATGTGCTTGGCGGTTTCTTCCTGCTGGGATTTCTGGTGAACGTGCTGGGTTCGGCATCTACTGCTTCGAGCGTGGATTTCTCTCAGGTAGCAGACAAGTGCGGCAACCAGTCGGCCATGATGTCAGGTGACGACGATTCCCTATCCGCTGATATCACGTACGACGGCATCGACGACACGAAGGCCAGCAAGGCATACGAATGCCTCGTCAACGAACTTGGCATTCCCAGCTCGACCGCCAACAAGATAGACAACACGCGAACGTTGGACGGTATGCAGTCGGACACATGGGACAAGATCAAGGTCACATGGTCGTATTCCGCCGACATGGATTCAGACTTGGACGGAGGAACACTCAGTATGACGTTCGAGCATGTGGAGTGATCGTCGTTTCTATCGTTTCCACGTCTTCGGCGCCAGGGATTTTCGTTCTGGCTCTATTGTGGCGAACGCTTGGATTTGTGGCGTCGTCGGACAGCATGATGTGACCGCATACAAAAAAACGGGGACATCCTCATCGAAAGGATGTCCCCGTTTTTTTATACATCAGACGGCCACCGGTGCCTTGATCGCGGGCCATGGGTCATAGCCGGTCAAATGGAAGTCGTCATACGTGTACGCGTCGATGCCAGACGCCTTGTCGATGCTCATATGCGGGTACGGGCGCGGCTCGCGTTCAAGCTGCTTCACGACCTGTTCCAGGTGGTTCCTGTAGATGTGGGTGTCTCCGCCCACCCAGATGAACCGTCCTGGCCTGTAGCCGGTCTGTTGGGCGACCATCATGGTCAGGAGCGCATATTCCGCGATGTTGAACGGCACGCCGAGGAACATGTCGCAGGAACGCTGGTACAGCTGGCAGTCGAGCCTGTCGCCGCGCACATGGAACTGGAACAGGCAGTGGCATGGCGGCAATGCCATCCGGCTTAGGGATTCGACGTTCCAGCTGTTGACGATGATGCGGCGGGAGTGCGGGTCTTCGCGGATGGTCTCAATGGCGTTGGCGATCTGGTCGATGCCGCCGAGGTCGGTCGGCCAATTGCGCCACTGGCATCCGTAGACGGGTCCCAGATCGCCGTTGGCGTCCGCCCATTCGTCCCAGATGTGCACTCCGTGCTCCTGTAGCCAACGCACGTTGGTGTCGCCTCTGAGGAACCATAGAAGCTCGTAGATGACGCCTTTGAGGAAGACCTTCTTGCTGGTGATGAGGGGGAAGGCTTTGGATAGGTCGAACTCCATGCGTGTGCCGAACAGGCTTATGGTGCCGACGCCGGTGCGGTCGGCTGACGGGATGCCGTTTTGGAGCACGTCGAGAAGGAGGTTTTCGTATTGGTATTCGCCGCTCCACTTGTGGAGGTGGTCGGCTTCGGAGAGGAACGCTTCTTGTTCTTCGGCGGATTCGGATTGCATTGGGGGCGGATTGTCCTTCGTGGTTGCGTTTGGGGAGATGGGCGGCGGGGAGATGCCGACCGGTCGCGGAGTGCCTGCTGGCGGTTTGTCAAGCCGTTTGGCTGGCTTCTGACGTGATTTTAGCACGCGGACTTTCTTTTTGATGTGTTAATTACGAGCGAAGCGAGTAATTAAAACATTTTTTCTTTCTCGCAGGT